TTCGCCGCTTGCGGTTTCGTCAACGGTGGGTTCGGTCTGGTTCTGGATCGCGGTTTCTCCGGCAGGAACAATGTTCGATTCTCCCGCCACTTCAAACTGCGGCGTTTCGGTACGTTCGCCCGTCTTGACTTCGGGAGTTTCGCTGACCACTTCAAACTGCGGAACCGTTTCGTTCGCCTTGGGCGTTTCGCTCTTCGGTGCTTCGGTTTCCGTTTCGCCCATGTCTACGCCGATATTCAGCGCGTCAAGAGATTTCTGCACATCGCCGAATTTACCTTCCGGGACAAGGAACCCGTGAGCGAATCCGCTCCAGTATCCGCCGTTGTCGCGGATGGCTTTTTTCAGTTCGTTGTAGTCTTCCGTGGACAGGCTCTTCGGAGTTTTCAGCAGATCAAACTTCTCTTTGGTCTTCGTGTGTTCGAAGGTTTCATGCTTCAGCGTGTACTTCGGTTCACCGTCCGTCGCTGTTTCGTTGGTTCCCTGCGGGATCAGCGATTTACCGTCCGCTTGCATGACGGGATTTCCCGTATCTATTGTACCACTTTTTTCTTCGGAAGGCAAGAGACTTTCTTGATTTTCATTCGGTACAATTTTATCGGAAACAGCAGATTTAACTTCTTCCTTCTGGTTGCGAAGAACGGAATCCAGATATTCCAGTGCCGCTTTTTTACCTTCAAGCTGTGCAAGGATTCCTTTTTCAAGTGCTTGCATATGAAGGTTTTCTTCTTTGTATGTGTAAGGCGTATTGATTGTCGGATCAGATTGCAGATTCCGCCCGGCAGTCAGAAGATTGTTTGGCACGTTCTTCACTGCGTCTGCAATTTCCGGGAACACATTCTTGAAGCGGGTATTATACCACCAGTCCTGAAATTCCGCTTCACTCATGTTCTGGAGATCAGAAATAGCAGAATCCACATCCTGAATCGCGTCATTGACTTTATCAATCGTGGCACGGATCACGTCAGTATCCGGAGAAACCGTGTTGCCAACCGCGCTCACCACGTTTGCCGCTTCGTTGATAACATCAGCATCCGCTTTCCCGGTTTTGGTGTTAAGGTTTCTCAGGATTTGATCTTTGTTTTCAAAGATGGTTTCCTGAAGCCAAAGCATATCGAGAAGCGAAGTCAGATCATTATCGCCAAGAGAATAAATCTGCTTGTTGATATAATCGTTCGCCGCCCAGATGGGATCCACACCCGGATTGTCTCTCTTGATGTTCTCAACAAAGTCCTGCGCGCTCTGGAATGACGTGGTATCGGAATTATTTATAGCCGCTCTGAATGCGTCTGCCGTGTTTGTGGGCTTTACGCGAGCGGGTTCCTGTGCGGGAGTGGTTTGTTGTGCGGGTGCAACGGGGGCTTCCACAGCGGGTTCCGCATTGACCGGAGTAGATTCCGGTGCTGTATACACGTTGCTGTTCCGGATGGTTTCTCCAATGGAATCGAACGCATCGTTGATATATACGTTTCCGTCAATGATCGCCTGAGAATCAGTTCCAAGCGTATCATAGATAGATTTCAGACCGTTATAAATATATTCATACCGGGCGCGAGTGTCAAAATCGGTTTCGTTCGGGAACGGAGACAGACCGAGATTCTTGACGCACTCGCCCATAACGGAACCGATCTGCTGTTGAAGCTGATTGACTTCTTCCTGAGTGGTAACAGCAGATGCCGCCTTAGAAAATCCGTTGACGATATCGAAGTCAGACTTGTATGCGCGATAGGTAGACGGGATATCTCCCATATTGAAGAATCCGGCAGTCAGACCGCCAAGAATGCCGCTGTATAGAAGTTCTGTTCCGGAAACTTTCGCGTTCGGATTATACGTTGCGCGTTTATTCGCGTTCGTAATCACATCCTGAAGCGATTCTTCAACACCTTCTCCGAGCATTGTCCCAAGCGTTTTGACAGTGGTTTTTGCAAGCGGAGAAGTAATAAACGTGCCGTATGCTTTTGCGAGATTACGACCAAATGCCGTTCTTGCAAGCGTCTTGCCGAGAACACCTTGTCCACGTCCTGCAATACCGCCGATCAGAATTTCGCCGATGGACTGGTTGATGGATTCGCGCCCGGCGTATGCTCTCGCCTGAGTCTTGCTTGCACCTTCCTGCCGCGCTTCCTGATATGCACTCGCATTGTTTACCATGCCGCGCATGGCAGGAGAAAGCACCGCACCCACACCCGGAATCGCATTCATAGCAACATAGGGAAGCTGTCCCGTAATCGCCGCATCCAGATCACCGAGCGCACGAACGACAGGATTCGTGGACGTGGCGGAGTATTTCTTCTCAATCTCAGCAAGTTTCTTGCCGCTTGCGTCAGACTGAGCCGCTTTTTCAAGCTCTTCGGTATATGCTTCCTGTCCTTTGCCGATAACATCGGACGCGCCTTTCGTCTCGCGGATTTCGTCCTGAGACTTGATCTTCCCTGATTCGTTCGTCGAAGACTGCATGACGGGTCTTCCGTTGACTGCGGACGGCATTCCCGGAAGTTTCAGACCGCTGTCCGTAGTCTTTGCTCCTGCTTTCAGAGCTTCGCCGGATGCTTTTGCTCCCGCTCCAATCCCGCTTGTCAGCGTATTGAGATTGTCCATAAAGGAATCAATCGCCTGATTACCACGCGCCGCAGAATAGTTCAGTGCATCAATGGTCTTGTCAAGCCAACGGATTCCAGTCTGACTTACGGTTTTTCCGCGCTCTGCAAGATTTCCCGTGGGGTTGCCATACGCGCTACGACCAGATACCTGATTCCAGACATCATCAAGTTTGTCCGTTGCGCGTCCGGTAGTGTTTGATACCGGGATCACGTTTGTGCCGTTCACATTCGTTCCGATGGGCGAAGGAGTTGCAGGGGAAACAGGTGTTGTTCCGGAAACTCTGCGCACCATCTCGTCAAGCGCGGCTTGCTGTCTGGTAGTGTTGTTCAGCGCAGTCTGTTGTGCAGACTGCGCTTTAGATACGTTCACAGCGTTTTCTTCATTCAGACGCGCTTTCGCGGCTTCTGCGTTCTTGCGCTGTGCGTTCATCATATCCAGAACAGCGTTTCCAGTGGTTTCGCGTTCCGGAATTTTAGTGTTTTCAAACGGGGATACCGTCTGCGTAGAAGAAGTGCTCTGCCCATATGGGACATAGCTGTTGATAAAATCTTCGTAAGGAGATCCGGCAAAAGCCTTTTTGTAACGCTCTTCTTCTTCGCGTTTTTGGACTGCATTGACTGTATCCCGCGTAATTGGCTTGTACGCGGCGATAAACTTGTCAATCGCGTTTTTGTTGCTCATTTGGAGTCCCCCTTAATTTATTCGGTCTGAGTTCCAAGAAGGTACTGAATATAGGATGTGTCTCCCGTGTTTGCCTTTGCATATTTAATCAGATCGTCCAGAACCTGTATGTACACCTTGGTGTTCGCTCCGGCATATTTTGCCGCGTCATACTGCTGTACAGCCTTGTAAATGTCTTCGACGGTCTTGAACGTGTTCTTGCTTCCTTTATAATCATTCCATGCGTCTTGCACGAATTTCTGAACGTCAAGTTGCATGACCTGATCGTAGGTTAAGCCGCTCGTTGCCGCAGTAGTACCGGAAACAGGAACGGCATTACCCTTGCTGTCAAGACCGTATCCGTTCTGAGCGAGATACTCAAGGTATTCCTTCTGGTACTGTGCATCCAATGCAGACTGATTCGCGGCAACCTGACCCTGCGTCAGAATCTGATCAAGCGCATTCTGGTATCCCGCCATTGCCTGATTGTATCCAAGTTCGCCAAGGTAACGGTTTACATCCGCGCTCAGCCCTGCGTTGTACATGGATGCTTCCGCATTCTTGTCCGCACCGTACATGCTTGCCGCCGCGCTCTGTGCCGCCGCATACTTGCTTGCGTCTGCGTTGATACCCGCTACGCCGAGAGATGCGTTTGCGTTTATCCCGGCAATGTTCTGGTTCGCGGCATTCGTGTCTCTGACTCCCGCAAGCTGAGTATCGTATCCGTATCTCTGCGTCGCGTTGCTGTCCTGACTCATGCGCTCCGAAGTGTCGGTCTGGTAGTACCCAAGCGCGTTGATACCTTCCTGAATCCGTTCCTGAGACGCAAGCTGAAGTTCAAGCTGTTCCAGTGCCGCCTTGATGTCCTTCTCCTGCATCGCCATCTCAGCCGTGATCCCCTTGTCGTTCATGCGCTCCTGCACAAGGGCTTGGAATCCCGCGATTGCGCTTTCCATCTGCTGACTTGCCAGAGATCCTTCTACATCCAGTGCGTTCATGCGCTCAGACGCATCCGTCTGGTACATCTGCTTCGCAATGTCAAGCGTAGACAGCGACAGTTCACCCTGATGCGCAAGGTCGCTCGACATCTGCGCGTACAGATTGTTCCAGTTCGTGGCGTTCTGCTGTGCCGCCGCGAGTGCCGCTTGCTGTCCCGCCGTCGTGAACGCAAGCTGTTGACGGTTCGCGTTCGCCGCCGCATAGCTGTCAATGTTCCCGCCGTTGTTCGCCGCACCGTTCGCGTACTCACCCTGTGCCGCATTGTAACCGCCGAGTTTGTACTGATCCATGATGCCCTGATAGTACGGCTGTTTCGTCACATCGAAGTTGTTGTAGTAGTCAAGCTGATTCCGTCCGATGTTGTAATGCTCCGTGTTCAGTCCGGAAATCACGTTCCCGTTCGCGTCGTACTGGATCTGTCCGTTCAGTCTGTTGTAGTCATTGTTGTACGCATCAAGCAGATTCTGCGTTGCCGCAGACGGCTGAATCGGAGTGGAACCCGTTGCGATCCCCTGCGCGGTGTTGAACACATCGTTCGCCGTGCCCGTAGCCCCGGATGCCATGTCCAACAGCTTGTTGATGCTTGTGTCGTTCGGGTGTGCGGCGTTTACGATATCCGATGCGCTCTGAGGCGTTGCCGCCTGTGCCTGTGCCGCTCCGGTCATCTCCGCAAAGTCGTTGTCCAGATTGTACTGCGCGTCAGCTTTCAGTCCGTATTTGTCCCTCAGAAGTCCCGCCTGTGCGTGGTCGCTATTCGCCAGTTCCGTTGCCAGATCGCTGTATCCGTTGTTGATGAGTGACTGATAGTACGGCATCGCCGCTTGATAATACTGCGTCGGATCCTGTCCGCTGTTCTTCGCGGTATGCCAGTTTGCTTTGTATCCCACGATCTTTTCGTAATCGTTGTAGGGATTATACTTACTTGCCATATTCCTATGTCCTTTCATGGGATTTTGATTGACTCCATTGTACCTTCCGGGGAAACGGAAAACCGGACAAGATAAAGCCCATCCTGTCCGGTTTTTTGCTTCGTTTATGCTACACTGTGTTCGATCCCGTATGGTCTAACGGTAGGACAGCAGTCTCTAAAACTGCGGGTGTCAGTTCGATTCTGACTGCGGGTGTTGCGGACAGCGTGTGCTGTCCGTTTTTTTAAGTGCCGCCTCCAGTACTCACAGACGGATATCCGGTCGCGCTGTCTGTCTCATATGTAATACTGCCAGCGTCCGTAACACAGTATGTGGAACTGTCAAGCATAACACCGACCACAGCAATAGCATAGGGGGTGGTCTGCTGATCGCCAACCAGAATCACTACGTTCTTTCCGCTTGCATACGCATCGTAGATGTCCTGCCACTTCTGGTCAAGCGTCGTGGTGCCGTCATCCGTCGTTGCGGTTACGACCAGTCCGCCAGACGGCGCGGCTTTTGCCCACGCTCCTTCTACTACGGTCAGAACATCGCCGTTGTCATCTGCGGTCACTGCCGGAAGTCCGGTGTTTTCTGCAATCTCTTCAAGCGCGTCTGCCATACGCCCGTACAGATCAAGCGTCTGCTTCGCGTTCGTTACTTTGTCTGCCATGTTTTGCTCCTTTCAATTCTGATTTTAAGGCCGTTTTAACTCACTTAACGCCTTTTGAATTTGTCTATGATTGCAAATATAATTATTACAATGGGCGGATATAGAATCATAAACATAAACATATATGCGAAATAATTTCCGCTTTCAAGTGCATACGCTATTCTAAACATAGTTTTCTTTTTTATTGGCCGTTTTTTAACTCAATGAGACTTAACTGCAATATACGGGAAATCTTTCAGCACAGCAGATGCAAGCGCATACGCACCAGTTTCTGTTGGATGAATTCCATCGTCTGAAAGCATCCCCGTGTACCAAGTCGAATCCGAAAGTGCACCTACAGCACTTGCAAAATCGATATACTTATAATCGGAGGCTGTAATCACAGAGTTTTTATACGAATTAGATCTTGTGGGTACATTGGGAATCGTGCAAGGAATTAAGGTAATTCCGTGCAGATTGCACAGTCCGCATACTTCGTCAAAGCAGGATTTCCATACCGGATTGACTGCTCCGTCGTCAGTATCGTTCATGCCCAAAGCCCAGACAAGGTATTTTGGTCTGCCATACTGCAACAGATTATTGAGGTCTTCCACCGCATAACCGGAAGATTCACCGGATAAACCGTTCAGAAGATATCCGTCAAATCCTGCTTCATGAATCCAATAAGGCCATCTCTCAATCGAGAAGGAAACATAACTGTCTCCAAAAATCCACAGAGGTTGATCTATGTCTTCACACACAAATGAAATTTTACAATTCGTCAGCGCAGTAGTTCCGTCGGTTTCTGCATAAATTGTAGGCATACATCCAACACAAACGGTACCCGTGAACTCATGCTCATACCTTCCGGTTCCAGTCAAAATTGTAATAACTGGAATGCGATCGTTACCAACATGAAAAATAACTGAAACATATACGGAAAATGTCAAATTATGCGCAACCGTAACCGCGCCCGAAGTCCCGTTATAGTATTTCACGTTTGTTCCGTCTATTTCAACCTTCAAGGAATTAAGATCGTTTGCCCCACGGCCTATTGTCAGTTTGTTGAAAGAAGTGATGTTCCCGGTAAAAATGATATCGAAATTTTTCTTTACCGAATTGGTAGACAGTTCGATGCGGTCACTTGCAGAAAGGCTGTCAGTTTCTTCCTGTGGATAAGATCCGAATACTGCGCTTTCGACCGCAGGACTTCCTTTGATCGTATCAACGGACATATTGGTCATTACAATGACACTTTCAAGCGTATACTGTGTATTCAGATAAGTGATGGCTATTTTCACAATATCCGCAGGAACAGTATATGTGCCGTTTGAAACCGAACTTGCTCCTTTCTCACTAATAGGGCTTCCGGTCGAATCATACGCGCAAACCGCATATAGCGTCGGAGCAACAATATACTGGTTTGCACCGTAAAATGCCCGAACATTTACGACATCTCCGGTGTTCAGATTATCGATCACGAAATGGCTATATGATGCGTTGGATCCAGTTGCTCCGGATGGGATGACATACCCGCTGACAACGGTCGGATTTTTCCTCTGTGCTATTTTTTTGCTTGACGTGGTTACAATCTCTTCCAGCTTCTCTTCCACATCATCGATTTTCGGTACGTATTCCGTATAATTGTCGATTCTTCGATAAACCACAACGTCCGTCACCGACACAAGATATGTGATGACAATACCGTCAACACCGTCCGGAACCGTATACGATTTTACCGTACTGTTATTGTCAATCCCCTTAGTACTCAAAGCAGTATTTCCGGAATATGCACAAAGATACGATAATGTAACCTGAAAGTTGGTGTCTGTATTATATGTGCCTTTGGCAGTAATAACATCCCCCGGTGTTACACTTATTTTTTGAGTATGAACATAACTGCTGCTGGCCGACGCTGTGCCATTAATCGTGATGATACCGCTATTTCTCTCTGCACTTGTCGAAAGTGTCTTCGGGCCTGTGCTTTCCTCATAGTAATCGGATTTAATGGTAGAAATATTAGACTCGATTTCTGCAATCGAAATTTCAGTAGAATTAAGCTGATACTCTACTGAATTATCGCCTCCAGCTTCCACATCATACGAAACCGACAGCGTGTACTGATCGCCCGAAACCAGCCCTGTTTTGTTGGAGTACAGTCGAATCGATTTGATGTCATCAATCGCCGTTCTGCTCGTTACGGCTCCGGTGTTGCAGTTGAAATACTCAATCTCATCACCGTTTGCATCTCTCAGAGATACTGTATATTGAATATTGTCAACAACGCCGTCAAGTAGGATACTGAAGGTTGTATCTGTCGAAATATCAACCAGAAGGGGATCGCTGACGGTATTTAGAATATTATTGCTCGGAATGGTATAGTCTTTCGTTAGAACAAGTGTTTTCTTATCGAAACAAAAATTTTCAAGATTGCTTAGAGCATTCTTTAAGTCAGTAATCTGATCCCCCGTCACTTTCGCGTCAGCGGCTTGTCCAGATACCGCAAGAGTAGTGTCGGTGACAAATGATACAGCATTATACGCACCTCCGTCTACCCAATCTGATCCGTCATAATAATACCAATCTCCCGCAGTATACCCAGTTTCGGATCCAGTATATACATACACGGAATCAGTATCCGTCATACCCGCCACAGTAGCCGCTTTTAACGGCGATCCATAGGGGGGGAGGGCTACGGTTTGCCCTGTAATTGGAGTTCCATTCTCTGTAAGCGACAATCCACCAGTTGCGGTATTATATGACAGCCCATAAGACGGAAGATCCGCAGACGCTCCGTCAAGTGTTGCGCCATTGTTTGTCAGTGAAATAACACCGTCCTCTATTTCCAGACCATCGGCTGTTTTTTCGAGAATATCGTCAAGTCTGTGGCTGTCATCAACACGAACAGCGGAAGCGTCAACAAGCGGAAACGTACCATTGTTTTTCTGCTTGATACCTGACAGCAGTTCAATAGAGCCTTCGTAAGGCATTCATATCCCTCCTTTATTAAGCGATAAACAATCCGTCAATCAAACCGAGGTTTGAATTGTCGGAACGATAGACACGATAAGATTCCGTGTAACCGCTTGCGTTCGTATGATTGAACGTGGTCACTTCCGTAAATCCACCAGTAAATCCATTGTATGTGAATATACATGTCCCCATGCTTTCTGGAAGTGCATACCACATGTATGCACCAGAACCGACATAAACGCCGCTAATTGTTCTTGATTTTGTATTTGTAAGTACACTGTAATCCATACCAAGAAGAAATGCGTCATTAATTGATCCGGGAATCGCGGAAGTTCCCCAATACACTCTATTATAGAAGTTAAGAGTAATGTTCTTTGTGGATGTGGCAGGAGCAATATTTGGTGCACCGTTATCTTGTGCAACAAGAGAAAAAGACGCATTGCTTGTATAGCTTCCGCTTTTTGTAACGGTTCCGGTTTTTACTGGCGTAAGCGAAGACCCGTCAAATGTAAGCGTAACCGGAACTTTGTTGATAGAAAACGATGCAGAAAGCTCAGTAACCGTTTTTCCTTTTTCAACCGTTCCGGATGTTCCGGTTCCACCACCACTGTATGTAACCGATGTAATAACGAAAGACGAAATGTTGATTGGAGTATACCCGATCTCGTCTCTAAGATCCTGAATCGCATCGCCAACCGCCGCAGAATCTGCGGGTGCATCTTCCACAGACAGTGTTTTGTCTGTAGCAACGATAAATTCGGGATGTTCCGCAAACCATTCATCAACAGCCATTTGAATCTGTTGCTGACTGGGTGTCACATCATCTTTAACAACCACGGGAATGTCAACCCAAATCCCGTTCTGATCTCTGCTCCGAAGAGTATTTGCAAGTATCTTCGGCATGTTAATCTCCTCTCTATATTCAAAACGGCAGGGCGATTAAGCCCTGCCGCCCGTTTTTGTTTACTGTTCGTTTTCGTGCTTCAGTCGTTCGATCATGCGCAGGATCATCTCCCGCTCGTCATGATTGGCAGTCATGTCTGCCATCTTCTGCATTTTGGTGTAGAATCCGTTTTCGTCTGCACCGGAAGTAAACCGCCCACGCGAATCACGCGCTCCGGACATTCCTTCGTTACCGCTGTATGCAGACTTCATGGAGGCCCCACCGCGCATCGACCGTCCCTTTCCGCTGAGTCCGGGAGTGGTGCGAATTGCGCGTCCGTAGCCCTGCGTGTTTCCGGAGATTCCTTCAATCTCTTCCGGAGACATACCTTCTTCCGCGAAGATTTCTTTTCTCAGGTTCTTCGCAAGGTGCATCATGCAGTCTGCGTACTTGATCCTGCCCGTATCAAGTCCGGCTTTTTCGGTTTCCTCAGTGAATGCCGCAAAATCATTCGCAATCAGTTCCTCAAAGCGATACAGTGCGTCAAGATATTGATCGTGCATCTCTCTTCCCCCTTTCTCAAGCAATACGGTTAATAACCAGATTAGCGTTTTGCACGTTAATCACGGGAGTGGGCGTAACAGTGGGATCGTCCGTAGCCTGTACATATCTCAGGGACATGGATGTGCAACAACCTTTCGGAACCGTGATAATCGCAGTACTGGTTACATTGCCATATTCTTCAACAGCCGCAGGGGTGTAGATCGCACGGCTTGTCAGTCTCGGTTCTCCGTTAACCGCGATACACACGGAAATCGGAGTAACCGCGCCGCCTGTCGGAATGGATATATTTCCGTTGAACGTAACCTGATACCGAGCAAAGCAGTTTTGTGTTTTGCCACAGAGAGTAAAGACCCCGGATTCCTCGTCGTGGAACACATAACCACTTCGACACGGGATAGAGGCTGAAAAGATTGCAGGATTATTTAATGCAACAACCTAAACAGGGTTGTATGTATACTCAGCCATATACTCACACCTTTCCTTGTTTTGCTTTTTTCATGGGATTATCCGCCACAAGCACACCCGAAGTTTTGGCATCCGTTAGGATTTGCCACGATGTAACTGGGAATCGGGTTCGGAGCAAGGTACTTTTCAAGTGCCGCAGTCTGCGCTTCGTTGTTCGCAAGGATAGCGGCAGTCTGAGCATTCTGCGATGCCGCGAGATTCGCAAGCGTAAGCTGACGCTCAAGATCCGCAATCTTTTCGTTCTTGGAGTCGATCTTGTCGTTGCACATCTGGTCGAGAATTCTCTGCGTCCCGGCGTTCTGTGCCGCGATAATGTCGCGCCCGATAGAGTTCAGTGCCTCTCTGTCAGCGCAGTTTTCAGAAATGATCGTGCTGTTAAGGTTCGCGGTCGCAAGCCTGTTCTCGCAACAACATTGCGAAAGCTGTTGCTGAAGCGCGAAGTTCTGGTTCATGTCAGCCATCTGACGGCTGTTCGCGGCAATCTCAGCCTGAGAGAAACCGTTGCAAAGTGCCTGATTCACACCCGCGAAACCTCCCGCCAGAGTGTTTTGCAGAGTGGAGACACCTTCCCAGTTGTTCTGTGCCTGATTCATCCACGGATAAAGCGCATCACCGGACACGCCGCCACCACCGCCGAATCCTCTGTTGTAGCCGAAACCGCCACCGAGGATCAGGAAGAGCAGGATAATCCAGAAACCGTCACCCTATCCCCAACCGGAGTTGTTGCCCATGATTGCGCGATAGTCGGCAGGACTCATTCCGTTTTCGCTGTAAGGCATACTGTTTTCTCCTTTGCATGAAAGAATGTCCGAAACCCCTTGTTTTCAAGGTTTTTCTGCTTCGATTATACAGGAGAACTTCGCTCAAAAGCGGACATGTTTACCCACCCATTAGCTGTTTTTGAATCGCAGATGCCTGTGCCGCATACTGGTTGAACATCTGCTGAATCTGAGCGGGACTGTATCCGCGCTGTGCAAGGATGGACTGCACAAGGGACTGTGGATTTGCTCCGTTCAAAAGAGGGGCAATCGTGTTACGGAACTGGTTAAGCTGTGCCATGAAGTTCGGATCGATTCCGGTCTGCGTCTGAGCCGCACCGGAGGCGTTCAGAGCATCAAAAAGCGAAGACGGCATTGTTACTCACCTTCCTTTACTTCTGCGCTCTGTGTGCCTCTCAGCGCGTCCAAAGACGCCTTCAGTTCATCAAATTCTTTCCGAGTAACAAAGTCTGCGTTTGTTCCGGAAACCGATTCATCCCGTGTGTAGCTGAAACTTTCAAGCGGTTTCGGTTTTCCATCAGCCCCCGCTTTTGCGATATAAAAGTGATCGCTTTCGCTGTCAAGAATCATGACGGTCTCATTCGGATTAAGCTGAACGGATTTCGCCGCCTCCATACCCTGTCCCCATACCACGCGATGAATGGTCGGCAAACCATTGTCCTGTGTAACATTGGTTGCCACGGTCATCTGTGTGCTTGTCGTAGACGGCACTCCACCCATTCCGGTATTTCCATACGGAGGAACAACACCCCACCATGCGTTTCCATACATATTGTTCTGCGGATAAGCGTTAATCATTCCTCATTCTCCTTTGTCCAATAGTGCAGGACGATTTCGTCCCCGCTGTCCCATATATCGTACCAGTCACCATCCACCGCGCACAAAACGTGTTCCTGCGTGGCAATCACATACAGACCGTCCGGGTGTTCATTGCAGAATTCTCTTACCGTGACGCACTGTGGACACTCAGACATGATCGCGTGGTATTCAAATCCGTGTTCTTTCAGAAAGTCCCACCACACAGCGTCGCTGTCCGGCATGTCTTTCATAGTAAATCCGTGGATCGTGAGCGCAATGTACGCTGTGTCCCAGTCCGTTCCCGTTGCCAGTGCGATTGCCCGGACGGTACAGTCTCGTACCCGTTTATGCTTCGGGTTCGTATTGTACCGGATGTACATTTTCTTCGCCCTTGTCAGGATCAAGCGTACCGATCTGCGGAACGGTCGTGTCCGTAATGCCCTCCGCATCTGCTTCGATGTAGTAGTCCGTGGCGTTTGCGCTTGCCGCATCGATCTTTGCTTCACCGATAATGTAGGTCACGCAGGACGCAATCGCGCCGATAATACCCACAACGGGAGCGTACTCTGATTCGTCGATGCCAAATGCGGCGGCAAGTCCAACCACAACGCCGATGACCGCTACCCACAGCTTTCTGGAACTGATCTTTCTGATGAACGTGTTCATAAACCCTCCGTTACATTTCTACCTTTATTTCTTTTCTGTTGCCGGACAGTTTGATAATCTGCGGCGCGAACGAAGTCGGGAGCAAGTTTTTCTGTGCCGCATACCCACCGTAATTCAACCAAGAGGAAGCGGAAACCACCTTAAACGGCTTAATAGACACCTTATTGTTATACGGATCTATCTTGATCTTACCCGGCTGAGTGGTAAACGGTTTGTGCGTATGACCGAGGATCAGCACATCCGCGCCGTCGATTGCGTATCCGAACCGCTCTGCCCTGTTCACCGCGCCTCCAGTCAGCAAACCGCCTCCGGATCCGTGCGTCACCACAATCATATATGTCGGATTACATTCCCCGTCTTTGTAAATATCTCCACGTTGGATTTTGAGAAACGCAATGTTTTCCCGGTACAGATCCTCCAGATCCAGTTTGCACATGATGTCGTACACTGGATCGTCATCTGCGTCCTTTCCGGATCGTCTTTCGTGATTCCCCGGAACCGCGCACAGAATCCGTTCTCTCAACGGGGCAAGCATCTCTGCCATCAGTTTTTTCTGCTCTCGCGGACGCATGGTTTCGTCGAATATGTTGGACACGGACGAACGGGTGGCATTATTGATAAGATCCCCGCCGAGCGTCAGATAAGCGTCCGGATCCTATAAGATTTTCGTCCGAAACTCAGACCATGCGCTTTCGTTGTGTTCAGCCGCGCCGAGATGAAGATCCGAGATTGGATAGATCTTTATTTCCCGGTGTTCCGGGATATATCTCTGAATAAGCGTAAAATCCGTCAGCAAAATCAACCCCCCTCCAATATGCACTTACAATGGCTCATATGAATAAACCTTACCTTTGACTGAATTCTTTTTGTGTCTGCAACAGGCAGAAACGTGTGTTGCACCGACATGATTGGCGTTTGCGGCGGCAGTACACGACTCATATTCACCAACAAAAACCCCGTCTAAAGTGTAGCAATAAGTTTTTATCTTCCTACTCTGATCTCTGGCTTGCATTAAACGCTTTTTGTATTCAGGATTTTTCATATTCTCTTTTGCCACCTGAAAGCATTTGTCGCGCAGACCTTGCTGACCCGCATAGAGAATATTTTCTTGTGCCGTGACCCACCTAAGATTTAAAACCGAATTATTTAATTTATTCCCATCAATATGATCAACTTGAGGCTTTTGATCTTGGTTAGAAATAAATGCTTTTGCTACCGTTCGGGCAACAGACATATTAACGGATTTGCCATTTACCCGTGTGGATATCCACAGATATCCGTGTTGATTGAGATGCGGTTTCAGTGTTTTGGAAGACAGGGGAATGGGATTTCCCCATCTTCCGACTGCGCTTCTCGCAACAGTTCGGATGTCACCGGAATCGCTTACTTCAAAATAATTTTCATATCCAACTACGGGTTTCCACTCCATATTAACCTCTCATTCTTGTTCTGTTTCGGTTTCGTTTGTTCCAATCCCATCCTCATCTGCGTATTCCCCCCAAAGAACGGTTTGGTCATAATCGGGAATATAGTTTTGCTTCACTTTCTCAATATTGAGGAAGCAGTTCGGGATGATATACGCCGGAATACCGCAAGTGAGCGGAACCGCCAGATATATATACAGAGCATCCATCGAGGCAGTATCCGGGGCGTTCAGCAAGCGAAGGAATTCATACGCTACGCCGATCACCGCGCCGATTGCCCATGTGACAAGCAGGAATGTGATGATCCGCTTTGAATACTGACGCGCCCATAATACGGACTCTTTCTTCATCAGTACACCACCAGATTGTTGACTTGTCTATCCGTCCATATAAAGTCAGCCTTTCCCATATACTTGTGGTAAACGCTACCTCCCCCATCAAGGCTCACCAGTTGGTCAAACCCGAACGGCTTCAGCGCGTCGTACACTTCGGATTTCGCCACAAAGTTCGATGTCTTGCTCGTCCCGTTGACGATGTAGATATCCGATCCTTTCAGACCGATAAAGTTGCGCGTCGTTGCGTAAAACGGAGAGGTATCCCATCCCTGCGGCAGAACAAAGTTCGTGTAGCTTACATCCACACCGTCACGGATCACGGGAATTCCGGAAATTGCATACAGGCAGTCACCCGGAACCGTAGTCATTTCCTTCACATACGGTTTCCCGCTTCTTGGAAGCACAAACGTGGTGACCGCTTTGCCGAGAAACTGTTTTCCGGCGTTGTTATTGCACGACCACCGCAGTTTCTTGTTCGTAACGTGAGACACAAGATACTTCGCCGCAACGGACGGAACCGCCGCCATGTCGATATCGCACACAAGATTCCCGACAGGAAGCGTGAAGTTCACGCCGTTCTCAGCAAACGGAGCGAAAAACCCACCGTTGATATAGCTGTTTGCAGTTCCCTGTTTTTTCGATTTGTCCCAATACAGAATCGCAAAGTTCTGTGCCAGTTCGATGGTGTACCCGTTCAGCGTCATGCGGGATGTCTTCGCGTTTGTCTTAATGCCGAGAAGTTCCTTCCGCTTCGCTTCTACCATATTCAGAAATCTGTCCCATCCAAGTTCAAGCGTTCTGTGCGGACAGTTCTTTCCGGAGCAGGCCTTGTGCGTCGTAACGTGAGAGATATCCCACGCAAAGTCAATCAGCAGTTTTGCTGTCAGTTCTGCGGCGTTCTGCTCCGCTTTTAAAAACCGTGTGCCTCCGGACTTGCTGTAACAGATTTCAATGGCGATCCCCTGACGGTTACCTTTTCCGTTCCCGCCATCCCCTGCATGCCAAGCGTTTCTCCACAAATCCACACCCTGTACCGCTTCCTTATCGTCAACGGCGTAGTGGAACGATGTCTGCGCAGTGTTGGACTGCATATACTTGATCTCGTTCTCCGCGCAAGCGTCGTTCGCTGTGTTGTGGATGACGATCATCGTGGGTGTCATGGTGTACGGACATTTGATGGAGTATTTCGCTGTCGGCATTGCAATCTTACGGATCGTGAGTGCCATATTAACTTCCTTTCTTCACAGGCAAGGAGTTGATCGTGTTTGACAGCGTTGTCATGGTTCCGTTCCCGCCGTTCTTGTGATAACATTCGTGCATATCGTTCCAAGCTGTCAGATCGTCAAGCGATATCTCCCCGTCTGCGATAAAGCACTTCGCCAGATAGCGCAGACGGTCGTACAGCATGATCTTGTTCGTTTCCTTCTGTAACGCCAGTGCGTCTTCGATTACTTTCATCCTTGCGTCCTGCTCTTCCTGATGCGTCTCGATTTTGGCAAGCCGCGCTTCGATCTTTTTGTCTTCCTTCTCTTCGGCTTTATCTTCCTTCTGCGCTTTCCGGTTCCTACGCCAAGTAAACGCCTCTCTGATTCCTTCAATGATGGCAACAGTCGCTCCTCCACCGAGTACCGCGACCACAAGTTCTTCCAATTTTGTCACCCCTTTGTTGCATATTGAGACACCCGCAACGGGAATCGAACCCATATTTTCTCGTTCAAAGCGAGGTATACTGACCGTTGTATGATGCGGGAATATCGAAGCGCGATGGCTGTGCCACACCGCGCCCCGGTGACGAGTATCCAACGCGCCAACGTGAACCCGTTCACGATTTAATTTTACCGTTTTGACTGTTCCAAAACCGGACATTTTGTGTCCGAAACACTCAGAAACACAAGGGGTTGACAAACGATTTTCATTTGTGGTATACTGTAAATGCCAGATCAAACCCCGCCACTTACACGAAAAGCGCATCCTCCAACCGCCCGGAGGGTGCGCTTTTCTTTTTATGTTTATCAGGCGTAGCAACCGTATGCGTCGTAATCGCCGGAATCGAATCCACCCCAGTTCGTTGTATCCACAGAAATGGATCCACCAGAACCAGAAATAGACAACGTGCAGTATCCGCTTACATCAAAGAACATGCCGTTGAATTTAGCACCGAAAGCAGTACCCATCGCTGTTCCGTCATCATAAATCAGCAGATGCTGAATTCTGATGTTGGATTCGGAATAACTGCTCTTGGTAAGAAGGACACCCACCAGTGATTTACCACTAACAGAGGGCATATTTGAGAATGTCAACATTCCACCGCCGGATCTGGAAACGGTAGAAGAACTGGAGCGAATATATAGTCCGCTACCACCACCGCCACCGCCATAACTGCCATTTACACCGAAAATGCTGACTCCGGCTTTAATGTTACCAGACACCAGATTCATGTCCCCCGGAATAGAGAACTGCTGAGAGTGGAACTTCCCGGCAGGAATCACATAACCGGATGTGGTCGGTGTCCACGATGTGTCGTTTAGGACATTCAGTTGGTATGTCTCAGAAGCCGAAAGGTTCGACGAAACATACCCTGCCGATTGAGTATGCGTTGCGGTAACCAAGCCGGACTGGGATACCTGAATCGTAGGCTTCGGATGCGTTGCCGTTGCCACAGACTTTGTGGCGTTTGAGGAATAGATACCCGCAGGAGCGGTCACTGTGTTTCCTGAGACAGTCAGATCCGAAGAAGTCCGAGCAGTTCCGTTCAGAGATCCGGTGACTTTTGCTCCGTCCACATATGCGGTCTTTCCCGCAACAATATCTCCTGCCGTTGCTGTAGCATCGGAAGTATCAAGCCCAGATCCCGTCACAATGGAATTGATCTTGTCCGGAACTTCGGATAGTGTTTCTGCGGTTGTTCCTACACCCTTCGCTGTCAGCTTCGTATTGATCTGACCAAGAATTGTGCTGAGACTGGAAGCAATATCACTCAGTGCGCTTGCAATGCTCACGATTCGTCACCCCCGATTACAGCGTTAATGGACGCGATTGCGGTTTCTACATCGCCGACCACTTCGTCAATATAGTCTTTGACTGCTTTTGTGGATACAGGCGTAGTGTGAGACGCTGTGGTTCCATCAATAACCGAGTCAGCCGTCAGAGTAACTTCCGCAGACCCGTCATATTGCGCTCCATATGCGGTCAGCTTGTAAGGATTCTTCAGCGCGGTCGGAACCGTAGGAATGGTTGCGGCAAATGCGTCCACATATGCCTTGATGACCCGGTTCTGGACGGGGTTCGTAGAAACGTCCGACATCTCGCTGTCTACGACCACGCTTGCACCGAGCGTTCCGTAATCTTCCCATGCAGTTCCGTTCCAGAGATAAATATTATACGGTGTTTCAAGCCCGATACCATATGCGTCACCCACTTCAGGATTCGGATGCGCGGCTTGCAGTTGCTCAAGCGTATCGTAGTGTCCCAGAATCGTGAAGTTCTTTCCGGTAATTACAACACCGGATCCGATCTTCTCGCCATCGACCGTCAGATATACCTTGTCGTTCTCTTGTCCAAGTCCGTCCGGGATATACAGATAATTGCTTCCGCTTTCGGTAAGTACCCAGAGGTTCTGGTCTGCGGGAGGAGGATTCGACAGGGAATCGCTCACCCAAACACCGCTGTCTCCGGCGGGAATCTTGAATTGGAACGACATGTTCTTTGCAAGATTCGATCCGCTCGTTTCAACTGTGACTTCTGCTTCTTCCCACGAAGGAAGCGTTTCAGCCTGTGCTTCGATGATGCCAAATCCGGCAGGATCGCCGTCAAATTCCCCGGAAGCCTTTGCCGCCGCGAGATTGTCCTTGATCGATTGATCTGCCTGATACAGGAACAGGTCAAGCGTGGACGGAATGATCTTCCCTTCCATGCGCGGATTATGTCCCGCAGTATAGGTGGTAACGATGGTTCCGGTTACCTGAAGCTGATCGTCGATATACAGACCGGAATCAAGCGTAAAGCCGCGCACTGTGTACTTATGCGGACCCCCATACATCGTTAGTTCTGCCGGGACGGGTACTTCCTGCTCATCCACACACGGGGATACAATCGCGTTGCCCCTGTTGTCAAAGAAGATAATCTCTTTCGTGAATCCGTCCCAGTCATCGGAGAACGTGAACAGAACGGTCTTTCCTGCGCTCCCTTCCGTTCCCACATAAATCACGGCAGGAATAAGTCCGTTTGCCGTGACAGCAACATTGTAGTCTGCCAAGTGGTTTCACTCCTTTCGGTTTAAGGATTCACAATATTCTCAAGGGCTGTTACCCTGCTCTGCAAATCCTGAATGATTTTGAGTAGACTTTCGCTCAGATTTTCCTCGTCTATGTTATCCCGGTAATCCTGTATGTCCCGGTTTTGCTTGATCAATAACTGGTTCAGTTCTTCCAGTTTTGTTTCCAGTGCAAGAAAACGGTCATGGTTTGCGCTGAGAATGGATTTCGCTTCTTGTTCGGACACAGGGATGGACACTTTAAGATAACTGTCCTTCGACATACACATCCCCTCCCCATGCGATCTTTACTTCTGCCGCATAAATCTTTACATATCCGGTTCCCACAAACCTGAGTTTGTGCATCGTGGACGAGAACTGTCGTGTCAGAATACGCAGAATCCGCATTCCGTCAGCGTCAAACGTGATTTCTCCGATCTTGTAGTCAGGCGCGTCGTATCTATGTTGGTCATCGTCAGGGAAGAGAAACACGGATACTGTCGCGTTTTTCTTGCCCTCGCACTGCATAGAAAACTTCTTCACACGCCGGATATCCAGTTTTCCGAGTGCCATGAGATCGGTTTCAAAGTACCAGTTGCCTGTGTACTGAGGATCCCATGCGGCTTCATCCGACATCGGAGGATCCAAGACTTCCTTGTCCCAATCGACAAGAATGATTCCCCATGAAGTGTTATTACCGTTGCTGTAGTCAGCAAGTGCCACAAGCCCGTATGAAGTTGTGGCGAACTGAAGGATCTTGACCGACGCGCCGCCGAACGGTGCTTTCCCCAGATCGCTCCACGTTCCGTCTTTGTAGGTATAAACCGTTTTGTCCGTCTGTACCCACAACGTGTCGTTGTACGATCCTAGAACCGCTCCGTCAAAGTCAGCGTCTTTCATCTTTGCGGAGATTTCCTTCGGAGTGCCGCCTGTATATGCGTACACGCTTTGGTTCGTCGCAAAATACAGGACACCGTTCATGATGGTAAGTGCTTTCTGGTTTCGGCATCCGAACGCACCAACATCCACAATCCGGAACGGGTTCTTGTTGTTGTAGACAAGTTGCATGAAGTCGCGCCGGAACACGACAACGTGGTTATCGAATGTCGTAACCGCTGTTACCGCAGAATCCGCATCCGTGTTTGACTGCGCAAGCGAATACCATGCGTGAGCGGAGGAAATATCGTCCGCAGTGTCAAGCGAATAGTCCACATACGAATTGTACGCCGACGCATGCACCGCAGTTTCATTCGTTCCAAACACACGGGAGTTGTATACAGTCGCATACTCCGTTTCCGGAACAGTGTTCCCGCCCGTGTTGAACGTAGATGCCTGATCATACGACCAAGTCCCGCTGAATGCGTGGGAATAGCACTCCGGATACACAAGCAGTTTCCGGTCGTATGTGTATTCCGCAACATTTCCAGAACTGGTGTCAACAGCGTTAAACTGGACAATCGTGTGCATTACGTTGGGATCGAAGCTCGAAGTTGCAAGCGGAGCGGTCTTGAACGAGTCCACATACAAAAAACCGACCGTAGGATCAGCCCAGTATCCGATCAGAGGACGGAACTGAGTAACAGCCATATTCTGATTCACGGAATCGTACCAAGAAAGCAGGATCTTTTCGTCGATTGCCGTGATGGAAACCGGAGTTCCCTGCTGAACATTCGCGTTCTTCAGGGTGTTGCTTCCATACGGAATTCCGGTTCGCAGATCGACCAGTTCCTTGTACTTGTGCGCGGGAATCATGTACGGAGGATCACAGATCATTCCATCGTCGGATGTAAGCTGACCCGTGTCGATCTTGTCCGTCTCATTCAGCCCACTCCATCCCCACCGGATCACGGAGTATTTCTTCTCCCCCTCCGGAAGAAACGACGCACCGTAGCTGAATTCGTTGTCTTTCTTTGCCATCACGCGCCGTACCTTTCGTTCCGGGATGCCGCCCACACCTTGAAGTTCTCCATCTGTGTGTTGTAATCGGCAAGCCATTTCGCCGCAAGCCCGTCCTCGTTTGCGATCTTGTACGCCTCGCCGCGAATTTTCGCTCCCGCCATGTCCAGATATTCCGGAGGCAGAGCGACATTCAGCGCGGCTTTATTGTCTTCCGTCTTGATTTCCGGACGGATGCGGTAGATCACCGTGATTTCTGCCTGTTCGATGCGCGTGGACAGGATCAGATGCCCGTCGTAGTCCGTGTAATACAGATCAAAGTCGGGAAATTCATACCCTGCAACAGCACCCGCTTTCCGGATTTCCTGCCCCTTCTCGCCGTATACCCGGACGATATCGTCGTAAATCGGGATCGCCGCACCTTCCGGAATCGGCAACGTGTCCAGACGGATCACATCAAACGGTTCCTGCGTCAGATCCATCGTGCATCGCTTGTATTCCTTCAAGATTTCGGTATATGCGAACTGCTCCACGGCAGACAGCCATCGGAGCATGGATGTATATGGGATTTCAATCGAGATATCCGCTTCTTGAATAAGCGAATCGATAAACGCTTTGGCGGTTACGCCGCTGTCATACATGGAAACCGCCTCCTTTCTCAGAAAATCATATCATGCGGAAACTGCTCAAAACGGACATCATGTGTTTGTATACGAAGGATATCCGTCTGCGCTTGCCGCAACGAACACATTACCCGACGCTTCTTTGAGGCAAAAATCGTCACTGCTTGTGTACATCGCAACGACAATCGAGGCGTTGATTTCTTCGCCCGCGTTTGGCCACAGAATCACCACTTGGATTCCGGAAGCAAACGAGTTGTAGATCTCCTGATAGGTCTTGTCGAGCGTGGTGACATTGTCTTCGGTCGTTCCGGTTACCACCAGTCCGAGACCGTTGCGGTCGATATCTTCCACCGCATCACGGATTCTCTCCAGTGTGGTCTTTGGTCTGTCGTTATAGTACCCCATGATTTTTCTCCTTTACAGATAGTATTTGTACTCAGAATCTCTGAACTTTCTTCCGCGCATCAGGCTTTTCCACACCGTCTTGTACGCATCGTCCGCTTCCTGCACATAGTCCGTCTTTCTGTCCGTGTTTCCGGTCAGCATGAAGAGGATGTTGTCGTATATCGCGTTCATGTATTCCTCAAACACCGGAGAATCGTCCTGAAGCCCCGTAGGACGCACATAAGTCGTTCCGGGCAGTAGAACGTACCGTTTGCCGTAACGCGCCAGAATAGCCCGTACAGTGGTGTCATAGTGCGTAAGGAAGTCTACCTGATCGCACGGATTCGCCAGTGTGATCTTGTCGTAAAGTTCTTGTATAATCATCTCGTTTCTCCTTAGAAAGAAACAGGGGACGGGGTTGTCCCCGCCCCCTTCGGGTGGTATTCCGAGAATCAGGTGGAAGCATTCGCGTCGTAGATGCGGACGCAAGTGCCGGGATTCTTGCAGATGAGTTCCATGTAGTTCGCCAGAAGCGCACGGTACACGGAGGTATCGGGCATGAGAACGAACGGAGAACCCTGATAGTCAACGAAGTCCCAACCAGTCTGACGAAGTTCAAACTGAGAGGTGTCAACGCACCACATTTCGTTGGTGGGTACGAAGTCGTTACGGATAAGGGTAGCGATACGGTCACCGAACATGATGTCGTATCCTGCCGCACCGGAGAGGAATCTTCTCTTTTCGACGATGTGGGTGTTGATGCCGGATTCGCGCATGTAGTATTCGTAAGCGTTGTACGCAGCACTACCCGCAAGGATCATGTCGATCTTGCCGTTGCGCTTCGTGCCGAGACGGATCGCGTCGGTGATAACCACATCGGAGATGTCGTTGTCAGCGTCCACGGAGTACGGAACGATCCAAGCGTTGTCTGCCTTGGTCACGCCGTAGATGGAAGTAATATCAGAGGAGAAGATGGAAGTCAGACCAGTGATTTCACGACCCTTGGAACCCTGAACATAGAGGACATCGTTCGCCGCAATAGCGGTGGAAGCCTGTGCGTTCAGCAGGATCTTCTTCGTGCCGTGGTCAACGGACACGATCTGGAGCGTGGAGTTGTCAAGCGTAGATCCGGTGTAGGTATCAATCACAAGACCTTCGATCAGTTTGGAGGTATCGTCAACCGTGAGTTCGGTCACAGTCACGCCGTCATAAGTGCCGGTGCTTGCCGCAGTAACCGTGGCAACCGCGCCCGTGCCGTCACCGAACAGCATACGACCGACATTCCACTTCGCCGCTTCGTAGGAAGCGTCCATAGCGTCGGTCACGGTGTCAACGAGCGCACCAGTGGAATTCCGAGCGAGGGTAACATCCTTGTGGGACAGCTTGATGTCAACGTAGCCATCCTTGGAGGTGTACTTCAGATCCTTGTAGAGAGGAGCAACAGCGTTCGGGGTGGGCTGTCTTTCAGCGGACATACCGAAACCGCCGCCGATACCGATTCTCGCGCCGTATCTGCCAGTGGAGGCAGTCAGCGTGGACTTCTTGATCTTTTCGAGGAAGGGGTCAGCTTCCGTGTTGATGCCGTTATTCAGGAAAGGCAGAAATTCGTCCTTCAGAACGTCTGCCACCCGAATAAGGTCTTGGGCAATGTAGGAGTTATAGCTTGCCATTGTTCTTTCCTTTCTTGTTCTGAATTTATCTCGACGCACCAAGGCGTTCAGCCGTCATGCGGTAGAGATCATCTTTGGTTTTAGGGGTATTCTCCGGGATCGCGTTCGCCGTTGCCAGTCCGGAGGAAGGCTGAATCGTCGGGATCTGCTGATTCCGGTCAGCGATTCTCTGTGCTCTCTGCTGATCGAGCATCTTCTGTGCTTCCGGGCTGTTCTGCACCATCTTCACGATCTCTTCAGGAGTCGGGTTCGGACGGTAGTCCAGACCACGCGCCATCAGACCACCCACAAGGTACGATCTGTTCGCGCCAAGCTGTTGCAGTTCCGGATTGGCATTGAGGATCCGCTGAATCTGTTCGTCACGATCCTTGAAGTCCGCGAACCGGGAGTCTCCCCAGATCGTCTGACGCGCCGCTTCCTGCTCCGCGATCCTGCGCTTGTTTTCGTAGTCCTCACGGATCGGTGCAAGCTGTCCGGCGTACTGCTTCGACACAGCATCAGAAATCTGCTGTACCATCGCGTTCTGCCAGTCTTGCATCTTCTGTGCGCGGGTAGCGTCATCGTCATACTGCATTTCATTGAAATCGAGTACGGGGACGGTGATCGACGGCTGATTCATGGCGGTTTCAAGCGCATTCTGAGCCGCCTGAGACTGATCCTGAACCGTAGCCTGTGCCTGTTGGAACTGTGCCTGAAGCTGTGCATTCGCGGTTTCAGCGGCACGGAGACGCTCCATCAGGTACTGCATCATGTTCGGCACTTGCGGTTGAGCGGGTTCCGGAGCGGGAGCGGGAGTCCCCGTCACATCCGGAATGTCAGGATTTATGTTCTGTACGGTCTGGACGGGCGGTTCTGCCGCAGGAGCGGGAGCCGCTTCAGCTTCCGGCATAGCATCCGGAGCCTGAGTTTCAGCCGGAACCGCTTCGACCGGAGTTTCCCCCTGTGCCTGTTCTGCGGCTTCCTGTCTGGCGAATCCTTCGCGGATTGCTTCGGCGAGTGTTCTGTTTTCATTCTGTTCACCCATGGTAATCCTCCGGTGTTATTTCATTCTCCAGTTTGTCTCCGGGCTTGTTCGCCGGGAGATCAGCCCAAAACAGGGCTTCGTATACATGCTGTGCGCAGTTGTACGACCGGAACGACGCGCTGTTGCTACGGTTCAGTGCCGACAGCCTGTCGCGCACAATTTCAAGAAGATCGCTGTTGGTCAGCTTGTCCGGTACATCTCGCCCGGTCTCAAACACGACCTTTGCAAGCACCGTCCCGTCCGCGCCAAGCACTGAGTATTCCCATGCTCCGGACGGGACTCGCTCTTTCACGACAATGTTTTTTCTACGGTTCAGACTGCGGACGGTCTGAAGATTACTGCTATTATCCATTTCCATTTCCTCTGCTCATCATCTGCATCTGCATCGCCTGTGCTTGCTGTGCCTGTTGCTTTTCGGCGATCTTAGCCCTATGTTCAGCTATATGTTGATCGAACTGTGCCGCCCAGTTCGGCATTTTTTCCTCCATCTGCCTGTAATCGTTCGACAGAGCGAACCGCAGATGTTCTTCCAGATGTATCTCATCGTCGGCGTATTTGTCCGGCTTCGGGATCACGCCGTTCTGGAACAGCGTGACTTCATATCTGGCATTCTTTCTCTGCTGATCTTCCAGATCAAGCACATCGTCGAGGTTCCCGACCTTGAACAGTTCCCACGCTTTGCGCTTAATGTCTTTGGAAACCATGCCGTTGTCATCGGTGAACAGCCCCATCTGGAGCGCGTTCACGAAGTCCTCGCGCTGTTGATCCCTGCTGTGCCGCAGTTCGTTCTCGGCGGAGAATTCCACATCGTAGCTGTTGATGTCATCCGCGCACCACGTTACGATCCCTGCCATGTCATCGTCTCCGGCAATCAGGACTGTCCGGTATCCGATGCTGTATGCCTTGTTCAGCTTCAGCCAGATCTTTGCCGTCTGGATCACGCCGTCCCGGATGTTGTCGGCAGTCAGCGACATGCGCGTCATGTCGATCTCGCGCCGAGTATCAAGCGCGGCTCCGGATGCAGAAGAGGAGGCGGAACCGTAGACCATAAGCTGAGACACACCCGCTGTATACTCCATGTCCTGCGCAAGTTGGTCTCTCTGCGCGGTCAGGAGCGGCGAGAACGGCGCGTACTGCATGTACTCCGGCTTGCCGCCACGGTTCGGATCGTACTCCACGATGTCCCCGGCTTGGATCCCTCCGAGGGATTCCATGTCCGTCATGTCGAGCGCACCCACTGGAGTGAGCATCGGAGCGTTCACGACCACATGGATGTAGTCCATGATCTTGTTCTGGATTTCGTTGTACGACCTCTGGAGCGGGATCAGGGCTTCGATTGCGGACTTTCCGAAGAACCATCCGGGTACTTCCTTAGATTTGTACGCCACGATGGGCATCACGCCTCCGGGCAACTCCCCGTTGAACACGATGCGATCCTTCACGATGACAATCAGTCTGCCCTTTTCGTGATACGCTGTGGGCTTTTCGTAGTATGTGACCACGCGAACGGAGTTTTCACGGGTAGTCCTTGCCACTCCGAATGTCGCGTTCTGCCGTCCGTGTCCGGAAACACCCTGCGGCTCCGGCGTAATCGTGTAGCACTCCGTGTCCTCTCCGTCAACCGTGACACCCCAGATGTCCCGGACGGCATCCACATCGAATATCTGCTCCGTGATGATGTCGTGTTGATCGTCGATGTTCTGCACCGTCAGGCTTGCCGGGAACACTTCATACGGACTCAGCAGACCGAACGCCAGATCGCCCATGTGGATCGGTTCCGTCTTGCTCTCGATACCGTCCACTGCAACGGACATTTCAGCGATGACATCCCCGGCTTTTGCGTCCCAGTAAGAGATCGTGAACGCCGTCCCGCAAATCTCAGCCCACTGAAGCAGTTGGTTCATCTGATCCCGGAATCCCACGTTTGACTGGCAGTATTGCAGGAGTTTGGTTCCGATCTTTGCTTTCGCCGCATCCTCCGCTTCGCCCGTGCGCGGGATTACGACCATATCGTAGGACACGCTCATCAGGTTTGCGAGGCGCGTATCCATCAGAGGCGCGACCCGGTTGAACACCCTGCGCTCCTTGACCCTGTCGTTCCGGAACTCGTCCAGTTTCAGACAGCGGTTAACGAAATCGATGTCGGCGTTCTGGTTCCCTGCGAGGAAATCAGCGTTCAGTTGCCACTGTAACTCATACGGAGCGCGGTCAGATCGCCTCCGTTCCAGTTCCTCCATCAGTTCCGACACCAGATCGTCCGAGTAGATCGGCTCACCCGCTTCGTTCCGCGCCACATAAAAGGAGGGCGGTTCACGGGCAGTCTGCCTGTTGCCCTTCAGAAAATCGAAAAATCCCATCAGTTATCCCCCTCTGGAATATTGACCTTGTACATGCTGTAATGCATAGGGATGCGTTCTGTCGGCTCCGTTTGTTCTCGATATGGCGTTGACAGCGCACACATCAAGCGATCATTGGAGCGCGTCAGGAGCGCGACCAGTACGATCAGGATCACGTTCGTGACGCACAGCAGACCAACCGTGATGCACAGCAGGATCGGCGCGATCATTTCTTCTTACCCTGCCCCTGTGCAAGACTCTTCTTCGCCTTGTTCGGTTTGCTCTCAGACTTCGGTTCCTGCTTCTTTGGCACGGTGATCTCAGCCTCCATCGTGCCGTCCGGGAGGTGGTCAGGCTCCCGGATCGGCTCTTCGTCAGTGACCGGAATAGTAGGGGATTCCGGCTCAATCAGGGCATATAGACCCCGGATGCAATCGTCACAGAGGTGGATCGGGCGGGAACTGACATCCCCGCGCTTGCTGATAAGGTGCGTCGTTCTGTTGCGACATCCGGCGATATCGCACTGAAACGACCGGGTACGCGCTTCCACAATGTGCAGTTTCAGACTCATGAGTTTAACTCCTTCGTATAATGCGTCCACCCTGATTCGGGTGGGGATTGAATCGTTTCGTTTTGTATTCCTCTATCCTCCGCTCTTCCGGCGTTCGCGTATCCGGTTCCTTCGCCCGTCTGGGACGGGACTGCACCAGATAGCGCACCGCATCCGGAGCGTGAGTGATATCATGAGGATCTGTAGCGCAGTCAAGGCTGTTGTTCTTCGCGTATTGCAGGAGCGGGATACACCGGATGCACTCCGAGCAGTTCTGGGTGAACCGGAGCCACGGGATCCCGTCATCCGCTTTCCGGAGCCAGTCATGGAGGTTCATCCACCCGCTGACCCTGTTGTTGTCCGCTTTGATGAACCACACCCCACGCTCCCGGAACAGTTCCTCGATGGATTTGCCCGTGTCCTTCGCCCGTGACCAGAGATCGGGAGGCGCGTACACTTGCACGATCCCGTTCTTCAGTTCGTCGGCAGTACAGGCATCCCGGATCGCTTCAGCGGCTTCCTGCACCGGGAGATCGGAACGGCACAATTCTTTGTACACGATCCCGCGCCCGTCCGTATCGAACGCCGCCCAGACCACCGCAAGCATGTCCAGACCGTAGTCCATCGCTATGACTCGCGTCCAGTGATCCGGGATCTCCGGAACACTCTCCAGAACGTGATCGTCCCGCCTCCATTCGCTGAAATATTGCCCGGCGAACAGATCCCACTCGCCCTCAAGCCATGCCTTGCGCAGATCAGCAGGAAGCGTCTCAAGTGTCCGAACGTAGTCAGGATCCGATTCCATCAGCGCGTGATTGTCGTACACCCGGCTCTTGATGAACGTATAGTCCTCCGGTCGCTCGTCTCCGGTGTAGTCCCTGTCCACGAAAAGCCGCTTGACCCATCCGTGACCGACCCCTCCGGGGTTACATGTCAGGTACATACGCTTCGGGAAATCGTTCACGCCGCGCATACATGCCCGGATGCAATCATACTGATATTCCGAAAGCTGTGTAGCTTCGTCTACGAATATTACATCAAATTCTTGCCCCTGATACTGTAATACATCGTTATCTGTATCACAATATCCAAACTTTAGCGTAGAACCAGTAACAAACGTTAACGTTTTGTCAGTATCTCTATACTTTGCGTATCCCGCAGTCATCGCACACAGGGGTTTTATGTGGTTTTCGAGCAGTTCAGGATATGTCCGGCGAACCAGAAGCATCTTGATCCCCTGATACCGAAGACCAAGAACCACAGCTTTCAGCCGGACAGCGAATGACTTCCCTCCCCCTCTGGCTCCCCCAAAGGCAACATATCTGCTCTTCGCCGCGAGGAATTCACGCTGTTTCGGTTGAGGGGATGGTAACCTAATATCCATTCATCATCCCGTCCAGTCATCCTCTCCCGCGCTCTGATCTCCGTCCCCGGCGAACGACACCGTTATCTTGCTGTCAGCCTCCACCTTGATAGGGGCATCGTACCCAAGAAACTTGCCAATGGTTTCAAGCGTATCTTTTTCCAATTTTCCTGCCGCAATCTTGGCGTTATCGCTGTTGGAATATTCCATCATGTTTTTCGACCAAGTTATTAGTCCAATTAACTCGTTCATATGTTTCTTGCGAGTCCATAATGTAGAAAGCATCTGTATTTGTTGCGCACTTTCTTCAGCTTCTTTGCGCAATGCTTCATCACGCGCTTTCTTTCTACGCTCTATTTCAGCAATAACAACTCTGCCTGTGAACTCTCTCGTTATTGCGCGAGTAAGAGATTCATCAGATAACTCAGCGGCTCTTTCCGGAAACGCAGTACAAAACGCATCTTTCTTCGACATACCGTCCAGATAACATTCGATCATTTTGGCTCTTTCTTCTGTTATACGGTTCCTGTCTTTCACACACGATCCCCCTTTCTTTTTGATATCTCATCTTGTTCCATATCTTACCCCAGTCAGACCTCAAAAACCGGACATGTTTTCAGCCGCTCTTGAAATCCAGCCGAGATTGTTTGTGAACTATTTGTTAACTCTTCCGTCAGATTTTGTAAACAATGCTCCGAACCGTCTTGACATACTCATGAGTATGCGATAGAATAGTGGTGCCCCTGATGGGCGGGGGCTCCGAGTGGTCGGAAGTCAACCACAAAGTGCTGATTGAAAACCGAACACTTCCGAAGGTCTGGTGTTCCGACCTCTCCCGGTGCGCTAAAGCCCGGTGATCGTCAACGGGGTTACAGAAACCACGGAAGTGAATATAAGTTCCCCGTGATGGGGAACTGTGAGCACCAGATACAATCTGATGCCGACACCACCCCATCACAAATCATTTCAAAGGAGAACATACCATGAAAACAATCATCGACAGAGACTTCACCACCCTCGCCAAAGCCGAGAAGGTCAAGAACGACCTGAAAGAACTGAAAGCCATGTACACCGACAACGATCTGCTTGCGGCCTTCCTCAACGCGCTCGAATCCGACGAACACCGTGAGAGCATGAAGGACTACGCCAAATCCTGTGTGCTTCATAGCGCAGACATGATCTGCTGTAATGTGACAGGCTTCCCCGCCGGAACGGACTACATGAAAGACGGCGAGGAACCCACACATTTTGCCGTCGAGATCAAAACTTTTGGCTTGCTCGACGCTTTCCGCATCCGCTTCTACACCGACCTTTCTTTGAGCGTCCGGTTGTGGACGGTCTGCTTCGGGAAGGAACACAAAATGTATGACCTCGACCGCTACACCATCGACCAGTAATGCACAACGAGCCGAAACGGACTGTCGTGAGACAGACCGTCACCGGGAACCGCCCCACCCGGTCTGAAGATGGCAGGGCAGAAAGGAAAGCACACCATGATGAACCGCACCGAATTCAAGGATAGACTTCTTGCAATCCAGACCAACCTCGACATTCACTGGGAAGAGAGAGACAGACAGCGCGACGCACTGATGGCTGAGTACAACGGAAGCCTTGAGGTTGGCGATCACGCATCCGTGAGACTGTACACCGACGAGAACCCCTGCACCGTCATCCGAAAGACGAAGACCACAATCACCGTCAGATACGACAAGGCCGAGAAGGATCCTGACTGGAAGCCCGAATGGATCACGGGAGGCTTCAGCGCGATCTGCACCAACGACCACGACCAAAAGTGGATCATCACTGAGGATCCGGACGGCGCGACCGAAACCTTCCACTGGTCGAGCCGCGAGGGATGCTACACCCGGCACGGATGCAAGGTAACCCCGGAATGGAACAAGTACTACGACTACAACTTCTGAATCGCAGAGTGGTGGGGATCCTCCGATCCCCTGTAATGCGGAGCCTTTACAGGCGCGGTCACAATCCCGCACATCACACCCACAAGGGAGGACATACACATGCTGAAAAACATCACCCGGAGAGAACCCAAGACCGACATCTTCTACGAAGTCTCTTTCATGCACGACGCGAACGGAGGATTCGGCTTCCCCTGCGACAAGGAAGGGAACCTCAAGCCCCTGCATCCTGACGGACAGCGCAACTACGAATACTGCATGGCACACCCGGAGAAATTCTCCTACGAATGGAACCGGATCCGCAGATACGAACACCACTACATCGAACCCGCACACGGCGATTGCATCTGCGGCAGGACAGTGTATCTGGAAGATCACTACTACGGAGCCTGTCAGTGCGACTGTGGCAGATGGTACAACATCTACGGTCAGGAACTTCTCCCGCCGGAACAGTGGGAAGAGGATCCGTCCGACGAAGACTACGAATGGTAAGAAAGGAGACACACCATGAAAGAACAGATCAGGATCAAGCGAGATTACGGCACCATAAGCGGATACACAGGAAAGTGGTTAGTACAGCACCGCTTCTCCGATGGTGAAGAATGGATAACCTGTTATATTGCGGACAGCAAAAACGAAGCCGAAGCGTATATCAGAGACACGCCCGAATGGGCAAAGTAAAAACCGCTCCTGAGCCGTCGAGCGTATCGGCGGCATCCCAATCCTCAGAAGGATAACCCACACCAACACACAGAACATAGGAGGAACACATGGAAACCGCAATCAAGCTACACACCGTCAACCTGAAAGAGATCGAAGCGATTCTGGATCTGCTTCAGGATGCGGAATGCCGCGCGTTCTACGCATACGCAGACGAACCGGACAAGTACCGCAAAGGATGGGGCAAAGTCCTCGACCAAAAGATCCGCGAAGCCGTTGAAGCGGCGGCAGACATCAGAGATAGACTGGAGGCACAGCATGACTAAGATCGCTCACGTTCAACCCGCTCGTCACCCCGCAATGGTGGTGTACTTCGACGAAAAGGCCGCGCAGAATCCGTATCGCGTCCGTCTGGAAGAGGGAGGCAGATACGGCACGAAACGCCAGATCGACCGCTACGCCGATCTCGCGTCCGCTATGTACAGACTTGCCGAATACAGTCTGGCGAACAACGAAACCCGGAGGTACTGACATGAAAACCCGTTTCGCTTTAATCCTGATCGCCCTGCTTGCCACGGCAACGGTCTCCTGCGTTAACCACGCAGGGGATCGTGATCGCGTGAGCGAGAGTGAGTACCCAATGACAGCCAGAGTGATCGATCTCAACCGCGACACAGACACCGTAACGGTCGAAACATCGACTGGATTCACTTACGCCTTTTACGGATGTGAGGACTATCTGATCGGAGATTGCGTTTCCGCAATCATGACCGACAAGGGGACACCGGAGATCACGGATGATGAGTTTGTGACTGTCCGATACTCCGGATGGTCAGATTACCCACTCGACTGATGTCGATCCCCCTTCCCCCTCAGAGAAAGAGAGACAGAGAAGAAAGTTTTCCCCCATACCCCCTTTTAAAGAAGAGATAGAGAGATAGAGATTACCCCTATACCCCCTGTGGGGGGAAGCTCGCCGCTCCCCCCACACCCCTCTGTGGCGTGTGGAGGAGATGCTGACGCATCTCTCCACACTTGCGCTCCAAGAAATAAGATTATAACCCCTTGATATATCTTGATATATAGATATATTGAGACGCGCGCGCGAAAACGCTTGACAAACCCCACACGCTATGGTATCATGACGGGTGGGGAAATATGCACACATGGAGGCACACATGCCAGACCGAAACAGAAATTGGGACAAAACTCCGGAAGCGCAGGAGTACCGGAACAAATACACGAGGGAACACTACGACCAGATCACGATCTGCGCACCGAAGGGATTCCGCGAGATCCTGCGCGAGACCGCACAGGCAGAGGGACTCAACCCATCACAACTCGTCGTGAAACTGGTAAACAAACACCGAGGGACGGAGTGATCCGTCCCTCTTTTTTATGTTATAATCCCACACACTGCGTACAATGCACGAGAAGGCACATTTTAGCGCATTAGTTTCCGGGAGTATAAATACTCATCCTCTCAAACAAATCGCAAATCAGGTGGGTTCTCGACTGTCACACGCACCTTCTGAGAGCAGTATGATTCTCGCGGCATCTTTCAGCCGTCTGACATGCCGTTCTGAGTAGTATGTCCTCATGGCGATTGACACACACGTTTTGCTCTCGATCCAGTACAGCCGCGCAATCGTCTGGTACTCCACTGGGAGATTCCCCACAGCGCGACGCACCCGGACATTGAGACTGTTGTACCGTCCCTCAACCGCGCCGGATATGGCACGTTTACCGTATCGTAAATACTTCGCCCTAAGTCTACGGAATTCCACCAGATCCCCCGCAGTCAGGTTTATGCCCCGCCCTCAGACTACTCGTCCGAGGGCTTTTTTATTTCCATCCAGTGTACTACGTTGTCAAGTCTCCCGATCCCCGGAGAGGATCCGACCACAACCTCCGGGACTAACTCCATGCGGACTTCCCCGTCATCGCCGTAGTACGAATCCCATCCCCATACCAGATAGATCTTCCCGTACTCCGGTCTGAACGGTTTGTCCGTTACCGACACCCAGTTCATGCCGGATTCCCTGCCGCGCTTGTACGCCTCTTCCTGCGCTGTGTATTTGTCCATCGGTATCACCTCTTTCTCCGTGACTTCTTTGGTTTTTGTTCCTCCGGTTCATCCGGAACACTGGGACTGATCGTGTCTCGCGTCACATCCACGGTTACGCCGTTGTACGGCGCGAACATATCCAACACATCCGCGAGACTGCCCCGAAACTTGATCGGTTCCCCGTCCAGATTCGCGTAACCGATGTAGTCATCCGATCCGAGCCGAGCGAAATAACACCCGCGCCGTCCGGACGAGATCGCCGCATCCATGTCCTGCTGTGATATCTGATATACCATAGTCACCCCCGTCCGTTCCGATCATCGTCATCGGATCCGGAGATCAGCGCACAGTACAGGCACACGCCGAACGCCACACAAACCACTGCCAGAGCGATCCATGCTATCATGTAATCACCTCCGGATATAGTCAGATTCGTCCTTGTCCGCGACAATACCCGCGCCCTGAATATCATCGAACACGACCGGAATCCTGCGCTGTAACTCATGCAGGAGCGGGACAGTCACCTCGCGCATCTGAGGATGAGCGTACTGGGAGGCACGGAGTTTGAAGAAGTGTCTCATTTCCCGTAGATTGGCAGTCATAATCAGTTCGGTTTTAAGGCTTGTCGGCAGGACATCCCGTGCTTGCTCCGGTGTGTAGTCCATGTCGAGCAACCAAAAATACGCCTCCTCCGCTCTCCTGCAAGCTGTTCGCCATTCCTCAAAGGCGAAGGATCCCTCCTCAAGGAAGAACGGCTTTATTACCGTGATCTCGTTGCCAAACTTGTCCGCGCTGTAATTGCAATAGCGAGTTGAGGACTGGGCAAAAGAGGCAATTCTGTGCCGTACTATTTCATGGGATATCCCACGATCCACGACAAATCGAACCGTGAAGCTGTAATGCTCAAGCACGGCTTCGTGTCCGCGCCTGATGATTCCCGACACAAACCGCTCCGCGCTATCCTCTGTAATGTGGTCTTCTGATTTGTAGCACACCCTTCCGCATAACTCAATATGCTTCAGGATCTCCGCTCCGTCAAGCGGAGTGATGATCTCCGCATAAGGCTTGATAATGTTCATGGTAACCTCACATTCCAGTTGAGCCGAATCCAGACGATCCACGATCCGTCTCCGGCAGTTCATCCACGACTTCCAGTTCCGGAATAACGACAGGCTGAATCACAAGCTGACTGATCTTGTCACCCCTATGTACTAAGTAGTCACATTCGGTGTGATTAAACAAAACCACCCTGATACTGCCATTAAAACCGCAGTCAATAGTCCCATCCGAAGTCAACCCGGCATTCGCCATCAGTCCGGACTTAGACTTCAGAAATCCCACATGACCACGGGGGATCGCAACGTGAACCCCCGTATCTATCACAACACGGTCGTGTGGATATACGATTACATCATACGGACTACGCAAATCCAGTCCCGCATCATCTGCGTATGCTCTCACTGGCATATACGCGCCGGGATACAGTTTAATTTGCATCGTCATTCGGATCACATCCTCTCTCCTGTTGGTATCGGATTCTCAGTGGCGATCTCGCCGCCGATTGCCAAATACCCACAGGCATCCACGAAACTGTCCTCAGTTCCCACTCCAGTTTTGCACCGGGCGATCTTGAACAACGCCATCATCAGCGCAACATCCTCAGATGTCACCAGATGATCCAGATACACCGTCCACAGTGCCGCGATTAAGCCAAAATTCGATTCCGGTGTGCCATAGCTTGTCTGCCGTTCCCCGTTGATAATACGGTTCGCCGTCTCAAGGATCTCCGCTCTTGTCATAAACCCTCCCGTTCTTTGATGTATTCCTTCCGTCTCTGCTCTCTTGTCGTTCCGTCCGTCCTACGATGAGACCTGACTTCAGCCGTCATTGCCCTGAGTTCGTCCTCAGACAGCCGCACTACTGTATTGCGCGGCTGTCCGTTGATTCGATTGTAATGCCCATGAGACCGTTTCATTTCCACTGTGCCTCCATCTCAGCAATCTCCTGCTCCGTTGCCTCTGTGATAACCCACCCGTTCCAAACCCGACCTTCTTTGATAATCGTTCTCGCCCACGTTACGCTGATGCCGAGCAACAGAGCGATCTCCTCCGTTTTGCCGAGGATCGGATCGTCTCCCCTTTTACGGGCAATGTATGTAGCCCCAACGCCGAGCATCTGGTTACGGTGAGAAGCACCAGAACACCGTGTAATCTCCCATCCGGATTTCGTTTTCGTCTGGCACCGCGCCAGTCTCGCCACATAATCGGCACACACGCCCACCAGATCCGCTATCTGCTGACGGTTCCCCTGACGGAGAACGCCGTCCCGCTCAGCCTGATACAGAACCTCCATCCTTTCTTACCCCTCCTGCGCAATAAAAGTTTTCCGGATTCCCGCACCCGGCTCCCGGACGCGAACACCACCCAAGACCACCAGAAGCACCCCGCTTGTCGTAGTACTGGCAGTCCGCGCAACGGACGATCTGGTATTCGCTCAGCATGGCAATAGCACCTTCAACCGCTTCAATCATCCGTTCGACTGATTGTGATTTCTCCTCTCCGTCTACCGACGAAAACGTAGCCAACGAAAACGAACACATCGTCAACAGACCGATAGCATCCTCCAGTCCACGAATAATTGTGTCTCTGTCAGCCATCGTCTTCCTCCATGACTTTCCTTGATCCAACCGTTACCATTTCGGAATAGTCTCCCTCGTCAGTGTAGTAGTTTCCGCACAGCACCGATGTGCCGCATGATCGGCAACGTATTTCCATGTCATTGTACTCAAACGCATACACTGCAACGCAGTTTGATCCGCAATATCGGCACTGTATGTTAAATGGATGATTTTTCTTCTTATCCTTGACATACTTAATCATCGTCTTCTCCTTTTGGCGGATCCGGGAGCGGCATCCAGTATTTGATATGCTTTGTTTGATACCATTGCTCTTCTCCCCACCATTGCATCTCTCCGGTTAATGAACACCCTATCGTGCAACACTCTGGATGATCATCGTAGCATATAACGATCACTTCATCATTCTTCTTCGGCAACCTCTCCGTCACCGGAATCCACCTCTGCTTCGGCTCCACGTCGGCGGCGTCCACTTCCTCTTCGATGATTTTATAAGCGTCGTACAAGCCGTCGGCCCATGTGTTTTCGGCAATCGTCCTTGCTCCATCCAGCTCTTCTATCGTGTCGTATATCGACACTCCCAGAATCGCTTTCAGCGCATCGCTCCGCAGGATGTAATCGTTATTCGGCATCTTTCGCCCTCCTGTTCCATGCCTCTATGTGCTTTCGTATATCCGCACTGTTGAAAAGATATGTATCGGGTTTGACTCTGCAACTCTTGGTGTGATACGCCCTTATATGCGGATGTGACATGACGATATGTATATATGCCGCACCCCCGCAAAACGGGCAAGGTTTCAAATCACTCAGCATCGTCTTCCTCCCCTCCAATTCTCCGGTTCCATGCCTCTATCGCTTTTTCCATTACATTGTACTTCAAAATATTCTGATCCCTGCTAAGTTCTAAGTCTCCCCTCGTCACCATCCGTTCCAAAAATGCATCGCACTCCGTACAATATATGACAGCCAACCACACATTTCCGACAGAACGATGTCCGTAACCTATACGAAGATCCGCTTTCCCTCCGCATTTGGGACATGGGGCAAGAACATCATTCGGCATCGTCTTCTCCTTTCGGTATTTCCGGAAGCGGCATCCAGTATGTGATCTCGATACTCGGATCAACCTTATCCCACTCACACTCTCCGTACTCGTTCAGATAATCCTCCGTAGTAGTAGACCACCAGTACCACGCGCCGTTTCGGTATATTCCCGTTGCAACGAAAGGCTTGTCCTTGACGATGGAATAATACGATTCCGGTTGGTGATTCAACCACACAATATTCACGGGAAAACCGTTCTCCGGCAACCTCTCCGTCACCGGAATCCACTTCGATTCCTGCTTTAAATCTTGCATTATTCCTTCTTCTGCCGGTTCATACGTCTTTTCGAAAATATCGGGCTTGCACGGGTATTTCTCACCATTCACTCCCGTGATGATCCAGTCTCCGGGATTTGCGTGCATGACACCTTCCAGAGTTTCTATGTCAAGCGGAATGTCTGTTTGATAAGCCTCAATCACCACGGGCTTCTTTCTGAATTTCATCTTTATTTCCTCCTTTGCCAGCTTTTTATATTCGTCGTTGATAATGGACGAGATTGACTCGGGCAAATTTGCGATACCGGTTGCTATTCCGTCCATGTTTATAGCGTTATTCAGCATCGTCACCCCCCTTTCCCATCTTAGCACCGCAGTTCGGGCAATAGTTCCCGGCCTCGATAAACAGATCGTTGATTCTGAGTTCAATCATTTCTCTTCTCCTCAAACTTTGTACAAGCGGGCCATTTCAGCCGGATATCGCTTGCCTCCGAATGTCCGCCATGCGGAAAGCACAGCTTCAGCCACAGACTGCATTTGTACCAGACGCGAGACTGTTGGTATCCGAAACAATACTTACAATCCTTGCAGCTTTTCCCTTCTTTTATCCCGAACATCTCCTGCATGGTCGGGGTTTTCTTTCTCCCCCTCGGAGGATCCGGAACCTCGACTTCGTTTCCGAAAAGATCAAGGTTCTTCATTTTGTCCTCCGGCTGAACGGACTGTTGTTTTTTACGTATTCTTCAATGAACGCAATCATCTCGTCTTCTTCCGGAAAAAACGGGTCCCGACCTTTCGAAGCCATTTCTCCGAGTGCGTTCATCATGAGTTGTCCAAACCTCCAGTCCGGGACCTTTTCCCACGCTCTCGCCAGACGATTGCAAAACGCTTGAATACGATTTTTATCTCTCATATTCGCTTTGCATCCTCCTACACTTCCTTGGCTTCCTTCATCTCCGCCAACTGTCTGCGTACCGGTTCGACTGGCCGCGCTTTTATCCACGCGTCCAGCTTCTTTGAGCATTCCGGGCAAAGGTCAATGTCCCGAAACGGCATACCAAGCCCCGGATTTTTTACGATCCTAAATGACGGGAACTTCATTGCCGCCATCGGGTACGGCATATCTCCCCCGCATTTATCACACAGTTTCATTGTCTTCCTCCCACTTCGTGTCCCGCATCTGCTCCGGCGAGGGCTTAGCAGTCCAGAACCGGAAGTATTTTCCATATCCCGCTTCAAGATATACGCCTTCATCCAGACAGTCCGGCATCATATACTCGCCGTTGCTCAAATCCCAATAATCCCTGTCATTCAGAACGCCTCGCGTGAGACCTCCTGCCATCGTATCATCGTTTTTGTCCTCGCAGTATAAGAAGTCAGCCGTGTGCAATGTTTCCCGTGCCTCTTCCATCGTCATCACCCGCGTCTCTTCCCCTTTCAACAGCGCGAGAGCGTCGGTATGCAATCGCGTGTAGCACGTTGTATCCAGAATATCCGCAGAGTAGTACGGGCATTTTTTGTGATCGTTTCTCAAACAGCATTCAAACCCCCGCATCACCTTTTCCCGGTCAGGCATCGTCCTCCTCCTTCGCCGGATCCCCCGCTCTTGTGTTCCATGCTTTCATGGCTTTGTCCTTGACGTTCCGCTTGACCTTTCGCTTCAGCGTCCATCCATACGCTCCTGCTTCTATGAACAGCTTGTTTATTCCAAGATCAATCATTTCAATTACCTCCACACCATTCCATATTGTGCCATAGACATCTTGTCTATCATGGATTGCGTTGCTGTCTGCATATGTGTTCCTGCAAGTACGTTAAATTGCGCATTCAGGATGCACAAATCCATGTACTGCTTCAGCTTTTCCTGCTGTGCTTGCCGTTCCTCTTCCGCCCTGATTTCCCGGATCTTTTTGAGCCGTTCTTCGATCTCTTCCGGGTCATAGGCTTTCAGCGCGGCAAGGTCTTCGCCCAAGCCTTGTGCCATGCACTGCATACGATACGATGTGTCGTTCGCTTCGTGAAGCAGATATTTCAGCCGCTTGATTTGCTCGTCTTTTTCCTGCACTTCACGCTCCATGTCGTGTATGGTCTTGTCATCTTTCTGATACGCTTCCACCGTGTCTGACAATGATGTGTTTTCCCGATATAGCGTACAGGCATAGATAATAAGCGGAACCATGATCGCCGCCAGAACGCCGCTGATTCCCACGAATAGTTCACTCAACATACTGCCCACCCCTTATGCACTCACGCTTGTCACAGAACTTCACCGAACACCGTCTGCACATCGTCCAGTCAATGATCCTGCTTGCACTCCAACGGTTCCGGCTCATGTGCCGCTTAACCACATAGCGTCCACTAATGTCTTTGGATGCCATATACTTCATGAGATCGATATACCCTGCCCTATACACGATTACCACCCCTTTTCCGCACTGAAGTAGACACCGTCCACTTCCATTACAGGAACGCTCCACTTCGTGTCGTGATATCCGCCCAGTTGAAAGTACATAACCCAGAACTCAGTTCCGGTCTGGAACCGTTCCTCGACGAATTCTCTGCACCATGCCAGTCCGTCAGGATCATAATTGGTAGTCCACACTTCTGGATAAGTTGAGTAAACCCAATCACCGAAGTAATTCACAGCAGACAGGGACGCGCCCATCGTTGATCCGTACTCACCGCTTAACCACAGTCTGAGCATCGCGTCCGCACCCGCACGACAGCAGAGATCGGAAGTCCCCCAGAACTCAAGATAAAATACACGCGAGAACAAGTCCATTTCCCACGATTCCATGCTGTGTCCGTTCCACCCGTATATCGTTGTCTCTACGTTGTAATCCGGACAACCCACATCTATCACACGCTGTGTGTTGGAATCGGATTGCCGTGCGTTGGAATCCTCCCATTCAACCGCCATGTCCTCATCGGGATCCCACCACAACGGAACCGGACTCTCGCCCTCCGTGTGGTAGACCAGACGATACTCAGCCGTCTCAGCCTCGTCCGCGCACCCGGATGCCATGTAGACCTCCGAGTTTCGTCCGATACCATCACATAAATCGTTCGATTTTTGCTCGTTAACGCACATAATTCCGAGAAAAACCAGAATCATGAGCGGTATCGCCAGATAAACTAACCGCCAGTGTTTCATTTTGCCAACCCCATTTCTTTTCGTTTTCTGTTGTACTCGCTTCTTTCAAGTGCGCATTTCTTACACACCACCCGTTTTAACTGAGCGGGTTTTCCGCAGTACACACAAGCCCCTCGACTCTTCCTGTCTGCGTATCGACTGTGATTGTAGTCATGTATGGACTGGATGCAGTCAGGACATCGCGTTCCCTGCTTCCATCCTTCCGGAAGCAACGCGCCGCATTGATAGCACAACCCTGCGGCTTTTCGTGCATCTCGCCGCTTCGTATTCAGAATCTTGCATTTCGCATTGTATTCTTCGCGTGTCATGACTGTCCTCCATCCAGAAATTCGAAGACTAAGTTTCTCCGTTCGTTCAGAGCGTGATCGCTCCGTTGCTCACCGTCCGGGAGACGCTTGAAGATCTTGCCTATCGCCTCTCGCAACGCAGGAGGCATATTCTGACGGAATTCTTCAGCATCCCGTACTCTTGGAAACTGCTTCAAAAATTGCCCGTGTACGACAGAGTCGAGCGTCTCCTCGTCCATCTGAGCGTGATCCCGGATCCATGATTCCGAACCGCAGTAGGTCTTCAGCGGGGCAGGAAGGGAATTGAATGCGTCCTTCGCTCCCCACACGCCGTCCGAAAGGGAAGACCGGAGAATCACCCAGTATTCCTCGTCTGTCGGTTCGCCAGTTGCCGCACGGGTGATTTCCTTCATGGTGGTCTTCACATCCGCAATGGACGGGGGATATCCCGTGTGATCCTGAACAATTTTGTTCACAGCGGCTGTCACAAGCTGTGCATCGTCCTGCGCGAACTGGTTCGACCAGACATCCAACCAGTCCTGCATCTCAGATCGGGGCATCCGTGAGTAGAAATTCGGGTACGCTATTTTGAGTACCTTGAGAATCAGTGCTGTTTCCGCTCTGGTCATTGAAACTCAATCCCCCCTTCGCAATTTCTTCATTGAGGAAGTCCATCATGGAACCGTATTCAGACTGTGCGGGAGTGTATCCTGCGCTCTTGATTTCCTTGTGAGACTTGTCTTGCTCTCCCCTCAACCAGTTTCCAATAAACCGCCGTACTCCCTGACGGGTTTTGCGTTTCACCGGATTGTCCCTGCACCACCCCTCCATGTTCCGGAAGGTTTGTCTGACATCCACTGCAGGATACAGCCGCTCATACTCGACTGCCATGCTCTCCGTCAGCGCGAAGTATGTTCCGTCATTTAGGATCAAGGAAGCGATTATCTCCTCTTCTACCTCAGGCGCGGAAGCGGAACTTGTTTCCGGCTCCGCGCATAATTCTTCTTCTTTACTTTTACCTTCTCCTTTACTTTTACCTTTACCTTTACTATTGGTTTTTTTGGTTTCTTCAAAAACCATTTGGTTTTCAGAAAAACCATTTGGTTTCTCGGTAACCATTTGCTTTGGTGGTCTGCCGCCTTTAGAACCGTTTTCCTGAAGGACGGCACACTTTTTGTCGTACTTCTCGTTCATGCGATCAATGTCACCGCGAATGAATGAGAACGCGAGTTTACACATCGGTTCCATTTCTGGAATAGTTCCTTCGTCTGCATATTCCAGTAATGCCATGAACAGCTTTCCGATTTGTTCATATGACAGTCCCGACAGGGTTTCACGATATGTAAAGTACGCCGGGAAGTATTTCATCTTTGCCATAATGCCGCCCTCATTGGCTTAACATATCCCACCGTCTCAGCACTTCCTCCGGGTAGATGTCTAACTCCGGCTTGATGTAAGGACGGATCAATCTCCATGCGTCTGATACGCTGTAACACACTCCCGCACAGCATCCTCCCGCCCGGTACTCTTCAATAAACTTGGTCTGCTCCGGTGTTGGTTTGTTCGGATGGACTTTCGTTTCAAATGAATACCGGGACGGGAAGACCGTTTGCGGATTTATCTGCAAGGATCACTCCGAAGCAGTCCGGGAATCCTTTCGGCAGTCCATTAACCCTCCGACTGCCGTCTTTGCTGTAAAAAGTTCCTGCGTTTCCACGAAAAAGCCTAACCACTGAGTACAGTGTCTTAATAATTTGGCTCAGAAGTTCTGACTCCTTCATTCTACTGATTTAGAAGGGGAGTTCTTCCGTGTTCGGATCAAGCGGTTCGTAGTTCGGAACCGGAACCGCACCGGGAGTCTGGTAACCGGGAGGAGTGAGGTTCGGGCTGTGATATCCCTGCGCGGGAATGGTGGATCCCTTCTTCGGCTTGTCCTTCGGGGGTTCCAGTTCTCCAGAGAGGACTTTCGTGATGTCCCGGAACGCGAACGCCCTCACGACATACTTGTCCTGCCCGTCCTTCTCATACCATTCCTTGCGGAAGCCGATGCCGACCTTCTTGCCCTTCAGTTTCGTCTCGTCGAAATCGAACGTGTATCCGGGATTGCTCTCTTCAATCGCCGTTATCATGCCCTTGAAGTAGGGCAGACCTTTTTCGTCTATGGACTGTTCCAGAACGCCGCGCCATTTCCTGTTGCTGTCGGTGTTGGACTTGTAGTCCTTCGTGAAGTACTGAGTCATCGCGCCATCGGCAATGTCGAAGCTGAAGGTGACGGACGGCGATCCCCACGCCGTCTCGCCCTCCTTCACGCTCAGAATCACACAGGCGTACCATCCGGGTTCTAACTGCTGACTTCCATTAACTCCGGAAATGTTATTGTAAAGGTTTCTGTCGATGTTAAGCATTAGCATTCTCCTGTTCTTTTTTAATGATCGGCTCCATGCCGTAGTATTCGCGGATCGTCGTGTCAACGTATGCGAGGTCGTTGTCGATCTCAAGCGGGAACATACCCTTCGGGGACTTTGCCGTCGTGTACCCGTCAGACTGCGTGGTGAACCAGTGTCTCTTGCCGTCCGTCTGTGCGAGAAGCACAATTCCGAACAGCCCTTCCAGACACAACTGATTGTCGATCATCTTGCCGAGCGTCTTTGCCTTGAGGTGTCCGTCCTCAGACCGTTCCGTGTGCATGATGAAGTAGATGTTCACATCGTCCGGGATCACTTCGATGGCGTACTTCAGCAAATTATAGAAGTTGATCGCCATCGTGGTGTACTTCTGGTATCCGGTTTCCAGTCCGTGATTGAACGAGTCGAAGCTGAGAAGATAACCGCAATCGTCGATGACGTAGATCTTCTTCCACTGTCCCTTCTGCTGTGAAGCGTTCCAGATCTTGAAGATCGTGCCATAATCCGCATGGTTCACAACCTTCAGTTCGCTGCGGAACGGAAGACGCTTGGACGCTACGTTGAACACGCCCGTGTTCTCGCGGAGATGCGCGTCCACAGACAGCCCCTCAAGAGAGGTGGACTTGCCCGAACTGCTTTCTCCTTCCAGTAAAATGATGTTGCCCATATCAATCCCCTTTCGCTCATTTCAATGAGCAGTTCTGTTTCTTGGTTACTGTCACACCCGGAACCGCCACTCCGGAAGCGATCAGTTTCTTCACGCCCGTTTTGTCAACGGACACCTTCCGCTGAATCCTGACGAGATCCTGATAGTCCGAATCCATCAACCACTTGACAGCCGCTTCCTCGTCAGGCAGTTCCGTCACCTCAGAGGATCTGTACTGCACCGTTGCTACTCCGAGATCGGTTTTCTCTCCATGACATTCCCGGTCGAGTACACGCATGATGCTGTCGATGTGGATCTTGCAGTCATCCCGTCGTTCCTCAAGGCGTTCGATCTCATGGGATATTGCATCCATGTCAGCGCGGATGTTGAGGACTTTCTTTGCGAGGTACTCAAGCACCTTCGTCCTTTCCATCGAAAGAGCATCAAGCTGTTCGATGATCTCGTCAGCGGAAACCGGGACTTCCCCGGTCTCCGCATCCACTGTCAGCGCGTTGAGCAGAGTCTCAATCGCGTCGTTAATTTCGTAGAGTTTCATTTGTCCCTCCTTTAACTAAGTGTGCCGCTGTGCTAATGGTTCTGCGGAAGGTCTCTCTCCGAGCCGAATTCGCCGCCCGTGCCATCTGAGCGGTCGTTGTAACAACATCAAGCGCGTCGTTGTGGTTCGGGCATTCGTAGTGCCTTACATGCAAGATCTTCAGCAGTGCCGTGATGGGCATCGAACTCACGCAGTCCTCGCAGAGGTAGACCGTCGTGAGTCTGCCGTTGGACGGAACCACCATGCCGAGCGTATCGTCCGTGCCGCGAATCAGTTCGCCGCAGTGTGCGCATTCCGCAACTGCGGGTTCCTCCGCTTCGTTGAGTTCGTCCATCTCACGATCCCACCGTTCCATCCAAGCATCCCACGACTCCTCCTCGCGGATGAAGTCCGCAGTGATCTTATCCATTGTTGTGTTGCCTCCTTTTCAAATTACCGCGCCCAGAAGTTTTCCTGTTTCTGAGCGTATTCTTCCAGTCTGCCCGGATCAATCTCATATGTGTAAGTGCTTGATCCGCTTCGCTTATAAGCGATTCCGAACGGGAGGAACCCTTGCTGAAGTCCGATCCTGATGTCCTGTGCCGAGCGATTCAATCGCCGAGCCGCATCCTCCGGACGAATCTTTCCTGCCGTCCTCTTCTTGGGATCCGATGTGATGGACTCCACCTCGCATCCGAGAGACCGTGCCAAACGCACAAGAACGCTTTCTGACGGCATTACTTTCCCGGATAGGTATTTGTTCAGGAAGGACTTATCAATGCCGCTGTCCGCGCTCAGTGCGCTCACAGACACCGCATTCTCGTCCATCAGGCGTTTGAGATTCCGTGCAATGCTCATGACGAAATCCTCACAGTTTTGAGGAAGTCATCCACCTTACACTTCATTTCATGTGCGGCAATCGCCGCTACGGAGAGACTGAAATCTTTCATCTCATTTTCTGCTCTCCAGACAGCCTGAGTGGATACGCCAATTCTCTGTGCCAGTTCTGGCTGAGTGAGTCCGGCTTGCTTCCTGAGTTTTGCGAACTTCTCACCATCAATCATTCGTCATCCCCCTTTCTTTCAAAAACCCTTGACATGACTTGCGTTTCGTGTTATCATTGAACTGTGGGTTAATTCTGAGGATATTATATCTCATCCACATGAGATTGTCAAGAGAATGAGATCATTTCGATGATATTTGGATAGATGCACAATCTCATCCTCATGATATTGTTCTCATTGCACAAAGGAGGTAAATATGTTTTACTCTAACATAAAGGAACTTTGCCGCAGAGAAGAAACCACAATCAGTTATGTCGTAAAGCAATTGGGACTTTCGTCCGGATCACCGACCGCATGGAAGCGGGGAGCAATCCCAAAGGCAGAAACGCTTCAGAAACTCGCAGACTATTTCCATGTCACGACAGACGAACTGCTCAACGATCTTCCTGCTCAACCGGAGAGCAAACTCCACAGCGAGAAGGGTGTGAAGGTGGCAGTCCTGTCAACGGTCGGAGCCGGGATTCCGTTGGAGGCGATCTCAACCTTCGACGAAAACGATCCTGACTCATGGGAGGAAATCTCTCAGATCGAGGCGAATCAGGGGAAATACTTCGCGCTTCGCGTCCGTGGAAATAGCATGGAGCCGCTGATACATTATGGTGATGTTGTGATCGTCCGCATCGACGAGGAATACCACGACGGGGATTTTGTTGTCGCGCTCGTCAACGGGAACGAGGGAATGTGCAAGCAGTTGGAATACCGGAATCACGGAATCGCACTGCTGTCCATGAACCCGGAATTTCCCGCACAGGAATACTCCGACGAGCAAATAAAAAACCTCCCCGTGAAAATCATGGGAAGGATAACAGAAGTCCGGCACAAGATCGGGAGATAAAAAAAGCCCCCATGAGGGGGCAAGGAGTGAAGGAAGCGTTTCCGGAATTATCTGATAGCGTCAAACTTCTTCTGTTTCACATCACGGAACTGTTTTTTGACCTTTAACATATGAGCCTTGTACAGTTCGTCGGATATGCTTTCGTCGGTGAGGGCGTGATTGAACACGGTCGCTCTGCGGTTGAATTCCTCCGGAGTATCCGTGGGACTGCAACCACCCGCGCTGACATATTCGTCGATCTCGTCTGTGCCGAATCGTTCCATTTCAGCTTTCACATCGTCCCATGTCCATTCTTGGATCGGACGATCTAAGCGAGGATATTTCTTTTCCATAATTCACCTCTGATACCAGAAATCCCGCCTGTAACTCTCAAACAGGCGGGACTCTGGAGGAAAACACAACCCAAGTGATTTAGGAGGCATCACTCGTAGCATGATACAACCTATGCGATCATCTGCGCGTCTACAGTATACCACTATGCCGAATTATAGTCAAGCACAGTGTGTCTTTCGATAAAACAGAGAGGAGGAGAGCAACATCAAAAACCCGAATGGATGGGGCGGCATCACGCGCCTTGCCGGAAACAGACGCAGACCCTATCGTGCGCGAGTGACTACGGGATACATCTACGACGAAAAGAAACACAAGACCGTCCAACGGTATGAGACTATCGGATACTACGCCACGAAGGAAGAAGCAATGGAAGCACTCGCGGAATACCACAAGTTCCCTCAGTTGTCAGAACATCGTGTCACGTTCGCCGAGGTCTACAATATGTACTCCGCTGAGAAATTCAAGAAGATCAGCCAGAGCAATATCAACAATTATAAAGCCTCATACAAATGCTGTGAACCGCTGTACGACATGCGATTCACGGACATCCGTCTTGCGCACTTGCAAGCCATCGTGGACGGATGCGGCAAGAACTACCCGTCTTTGACAAAGATCAAAATTCTTTTCAACCAATTATACGATTATGCTATGCAACACGATCTGTGCCTCAAGGACTATTCGGAATTTGTGAACATCGAACAGTACCGGGACGAGGACAAGGAAGAGAAGCACAAAATCTTTACGACAGAGGAAATTCGCACCCTATGGGAGAACGCAGACCGTTCCGAAGATATCCGTGTGATCCTGATTCTGATCTGCGCGGGACTCCGCATCGGCGAACTGCTCGATCTGAAGAAGGATGCCGTCTCTCTGGACGAGCGGATTATCCGAATCAAGAAGGGCAAGAACAAGCAATCCATCAGAATTGTCCCCATTGCCAATGCTGTTCTCCCATTCTGGCGCGATCTGATGGCAAAGGAAGGATCATTCGTAATTCCGAACAGCCGGGACAAAAACCGGAGGATGATGTACGCTTCGTATCTCAATACATACTTCCTCAAGTCTCTCACCCAGATCGGAATTAACGACCACTTCCCGCACGACACACGATACACGTTCGTCTCAGCTATGACTGCCGCCAAGATTCAGCCCGTCCTAATAAAGCGGATCGTCGGACACAAGTCGAGGGACATCACGGAGAAGGTCTACACACACTTTGAGATACAGCAGATGATCGAAGCCGTCGATACGCCTGACTGGAAGAACCCGTTCTTCGACGCAATCTCCGTGTAGTGTGTCTTATCTGTGTCTTGTGTGTGTCTTACGGTCGGATCCGCATACGCAACGAGAGTGAACCTCACGGAATCAAGGTACTAAAAAAGCCCCATTTCTGGGGCTTTTTGGTTTATAAATTAACATGATTCAACGGACAAACTTCTCAAACTCAAAGTAACAGTTTGTTGTCTTTATTCGCTTTGCGGCACATAGTGTGTCTTGTAAGTGACTTTTACTGCTGATTTTCGGCGATTTTCTGTGCCAGAAGGTTCTGTCCCCACGCATTGCGCAAATCTTTGTTGATCACCTTCCGAGCTTCGACAAGCAGTTTCGCCGTGGTTTCATCGTCGTATCCAGACTGGATGATTTGACCGTAGGCATTCTCAAAAGCGGTTTGCGCTTGCGTGAAGTATGTCACCATATCGTCATAGGTCATATCCAAGCTGACGTTCTGTTTGTCCACCTTCACGGAGATGTGATCCGGCGTGACGATGTACGGAGCGATGTCCGTAATGTCAGTTCCGGTCCTTTCGGCAAGGTCGGCAACAGCACGGTCAAGATCTGTGATGCCGTCTTCGTTTACCGTCTGAATAATCGCGTTTGTCCGCGCTTTCATTTCACGCGAGATGTCAGTGTCGCGCTCTTCTCTGGTGAAGCGGTTCAGATCGGAATACAAATCCGCAACCTTGCTGTACTTGTAAGCTCCAAGCACTTCTTCCAGTGAATACTTACTGGAATCCGGGTTCGCCTTGTATGCTTTGGATGCCTTGTCGTAGTAATCCTTCTGGTCGTAGAAGTTGTTGATAATGTCCGTGGAATACACGCTGTCCGTCACCAGTTTGTTTTTGATTCCGAGACTGCGTTCCCCGTTGTACGGTGTCATGTTGTCAAGCAACCGCGCCGCCCATCCGAAGTTATCTTCCGCCGCATACTGGAGCTGAATCGGGGACATATTCAGTGCGCGTCCCAAACCAATCCATACATTGGAAGTGTTGTTCGTGTACTGCTCTTCTTTCGGAAGGTACTGATATCTACTGGACAGGATCGGCGATCCCTTGAAGTCTTCGTTTCTCGCAAGGTCAACCGCTGTACCGATACCGGATACTTCGCCGAGAATACTGAGCATACCGTCAAGCGCGTTGTCACCGTTGAACGGATTGACGGGCAGGATGTTGTCGAACGTGAAGTCCGCAAGATCGTTCAGGGAATCCTTCTGATCCAAAATGTAGTATTCAGCCATGCGCTCAATAATCGTTGCCGGGATGGACATATCCTGCGTCTTCTTGACTCTCAGGAACTTGCCGTCACCCAGATACCAGTTATAGAATGCATTCTTATTATAATTAGAAAGATTGTCGCAGTTCTGCTTGACTTCTTCTTCGCTTTCGCCTGTGATCTTCGGAGAGATCAGATAGTTGAAGAGCCAAGTCAGTACAGCCAGAAGTCCAGTTGTCAGGAACCACTTAGCCCACGCTTTATGTCTGCGGGACTTTCCTTCGGGAGACAGATTCAGACCGAAACCGTTGTTTCCATTATTTCCACCGCCGCCATCTCCGCCATTTACGAACAGATTGTAATTGTGTCCGATGGCGTTGAATCCCGCCATAAAGAACGGAATGTACTGGTTGATCTGCTTCACGATGCGTCCGCCGCGCGCAAAGTTTACAGTGACTTCCTGCGCTTTGCGGAGAGCTTCCATGTTTTCATCGCCCTGATTCAGAGCGCGTTTCCACTCAGCCAGACGGGACGCGGTTTCTCCTGCGTCTACCAGACGCGGGATGATGTCAGCGACGGCATCCAAGAACTTCTTTAGTCTGCTCTTGTTCTGCTTTACCACATCCCTGCTCACACGCTTCAGCAGATTGTAGTCCGATGTCACAGACCCCATGTATCCGCCGCCACTCCGGACATATTCCTGATATTCTTCGGTGTTCATAACAGCATCTTTGAATGCTCTCACAAAGTCACCGATATACCGGAACGGATTGTCCGTCGTGGTACTGGAAATGTATCCCGTCACAATGTCTCTCTGCGGGTTCGTGAACACAAACTGCGGATTGGACGTTGTGTAGAAGAACTTGTTCGCTCTGGTTACTGCTCCGAAGAACTTCGTAACAATATCCCATTGCGGCGCGTCCATGTTCGTCAGAGCTTTGTACAGCCCTTCGTCATGGATTTCGTAGTAACTACGCTGTCCATTCTGCATAACGGACACCACGCGCTTGCCCTGCTTTACAGCGGGTTTCCACTGACTGAGCGTATCGCCCACGAAGCTCATAATGGATTCCACAAGATCGGTCTTTTCGTCTTCGCTCATGGTATTGAGCTTGTCCGTCTCTTTAGAGAACCGATCAAGCAGTTTTCCGAGTTCATCCGTGGAGATGAAGTCAAGAACTTTCTTCTGCGGAATCCTTTCTCCCGCCCATCCGAATCCTTCGTTCTGGTCAAGGAAGTTTGCAAACTCAACCATCACGTCGTTACGCATACAAGCGGCAGTGAATTTCTCCGTGTTCTGGATGATGCTCTCAATCGGGGAGTAAATATCCCGTCCGGAACCTTTGAACCGTGCAATCGGCGTATTCTGATCCGCATATCCGCGCTTTGCTCCGCGCGTCTTGGATTTGTCATCCATGACACGGTACAGCGGCACATAATGCGGATACAGTTCGTTCAGCCTGTCGCGCAGTTCTTCGCTCATAAGTCCGGAATTAACCGCGAGATCAAGCAGATTCCGTTCGTATTCGTACACACCTTCTGCGGCTTGATGGAAATACGGGTTTTCGCGTTCGTATTTGTCGATGCGTTCCGCAAGACTGTCTGCGTTGTTAAGCTCTTCGTCTGCATAGACAAGCGTTCCGACATCTTCACCGCGCTCCGCCGCTTCAAACTGGTCGAGCGCACGTCTGGCGATAAGGTATTCGTCAAAGGTTCTCGCGTTACTATCGTCGATCTTTCCGTCTTCCAGAATGTCGGCGAGTGACCGTCCTACCACATTGCCGTCTTTATCGGTAAATGCAGAAGTCAAACGACCGTAGGCAATCTGCCGCGCTTGCTTCTCATAGTAAGCAAGGTCGTATGTCCTGCCAAATCCGCGAAGATCCACCAGATCGTCGAACCAGTTGCGGATGAAGTCACGGGAAAGCGAACCGAGATATTCGGCAGGATTGCGCTTCATCTGTTCTGATACCACTTGAGCAGGAGTTTCATCCGTTCGATAGTGAACCTGAACAGATGCTCTCCGTTCCAGATCTGCCGCATGGTACGCATTAGCTTTCTTGGAGAAGTCTTCTAACTTCTTCTTATCAGTCGGACTGATTTTTGAGTACATCCATTCCGTGAATTTCGGATATCTCGTCTCAGCCGCTTGACGGTCGTTCATGTAAACTCTAAAGTATTCCGCCACAGATTCGTAGGGAATCTGCTCATCCGTATAGTCGTGCATTTCAAGATCGTTTCCAAAAGCCTTTACCAAGCTCTGAATGTGCGGACTTTCATGCAACTGATATTTCTCGTCGAAATGGTGTCCGATTTCATGTGCAATGGTCGGCAGATCACCATAAGTCCGAGTACGGATTGTGTCAGGATGCTCTTTGTATACTCCCTGAACATCACGCGGAACATTCCCCATGCGACCAACATTGATCGGAATGCCGAATGTTCTTCTGGCTTCATCAACCAGATCGCTGATAGACGGAACATCCGCATCCTTGTCGTGGTTTCCATTACCCCACTTTCCCGCAGAAGATCCGATTGAATATCTGTTACCTTTTTCCTGCTTCTTCTGCTTTACGGGTTTTTCGTCTTCGTCATCTTCAATGGCATCCGCCGCGCTATTGCGTTCTTCTTCAAGAAGCTCTTCTTCCGTCTTGAAGTTTCCATTAAACGCTTCGTCTTCTTCATCAATGATTTCAAAGTCTGAACCACCAGCCGCTTCAGCGAGTTTGCTGTTGACTTCCTGCAAACGCTTTGAAACTTCGTCGTATTCTGCTTGCTTCGGAAAACCTTCGGTCAGAATTTTCTTTGCGCTTTCAAGGCGTTTTTCGTCTCTTGAAACAAACGAGTCGTAACGCTCAACGTCATCGTGGTAGTTTTCGATCTTGTTGAGCGTGTTGACGATTCTTGTTGCATTATCGCCATCCGTGGTTACATTCGGGATTTCATAATCCAGTTCTCCGCGAACAATCAGTTTATAGCTTGACGGTTCTGCGATGAACAGAATCTTCATTCCGCGAGAAGTTCCAACGGTATAAGTCCTGTCAACATCATATTTGCCGCTCTTCAGGAATTTCTTGAATGCTTCATTGAAGGATTTTCTGTCTGTATAGTCGCTGTCCTTAAATGTAATTTCAATCTGATCTTTCGGGAACGGGTGCGCTTTGACTGTTTCTCCATCGGCTTCTCTTTTCTTCGCCAATGCTTTGTTCATTTCAATCTGTTGCGGCAATTCTTGAACTTGTGCCTGTGCGCTGTAAATCGTAGATTTATAGACACGGTATGCGGAAGACAGATCGTTGAACTTGCTGTCAAGTTCTGCTTTTTCAAGCAACAACGGATTTCCTGTGGCAAGTGCTTTGGCTTCGGATGCGCTCAGAACAAATTCGTCAACATCGTCAATCTCCTGAACATCGCCGCCGCTCATTGCAACATTGATAAACCGTTGCTTGCGTTCAAGCTGTTGCCACAGATATGAGTCAAACGAACCTTCCTGCAAGTATCGATAGATACGAACAGTCTTGTTCATGTTGCCGTGTCGAATGGCACGACCTTCGCTTTGCTCAATTTCGGACGGCTTGTTTGTCGGCATGACTTCGTGCATGGCAACGATTCTGTCCTGAATGTTCAGACCTTCGCCCATGCGCATTGTCGTGCCTATCAGCACACGCACGTCACCGTTGTTGATCTTCTGGAACAAATCCTTCTGATCTTTGGGCTTTACCTGATCTATTCTTACGATTTCTTCAGGCTTGATTCCGCCTTTGATGAGTTTTCTGATAAGATCGGTATACAGATCGAACGGGTATCTCTTGTTTGATCCGCCACCTAATCCTTGGTTCAGGAAGATCAACTGTGTCCCTTTGATCTTTTGGGAATCGTTATATTCTTTGATTACGTTCTCAACAGTCTTGTTGATTTTACTTTCCGGCAAATCAAGATCTTTGGGATCCATGCCAAGCTGATCCGCCACCAGACGAAGGTCCGTTGCCGCCGCTCTGCCGTCAGAAGTAATCAAAAGCATATTATCCGTGGCAGATGCTTTGCCGCCCATCTTTTTGATACGATCGGCAATATCAAGCACATAACCTTTAGTTATCGGATTTTCTGGTGAAACAACGGTGATTCTCTCCGCTTTCGGCAAATCTTTTACCACTTCTGAAGTTTTGAGAACGTCGCTCACCCGACGGAACATTCCGATCATCTGATTGGCATTACGGAACTTTGCAAAACGGTCTTTTTTTCTGAAGTTCACACCGTCCGGGGAAACTTCCAGTGCCTGTGTAACTTCGCCGAAAATTGAAGCCCAAGCATCGAACGAGTCAATCCCGGCGTCCTTCAACGTTTCCGGAGAGACAAACCGAAGCATATTGTAAATCTCAGACATTGTGTTCGTGATCGGTGTTGCGGTCGCAAACACAATCTTACCACCCTTGTCTCTCAGATAATTCGTTTTCATGAACATATCCGTTGCGCGCTGAGACGTTCCGCCTTTTACGCCCGGAATGTTCAAAGAAGTCATGAAGGGTAGGTTCTTGAAATTGTGCGCTTCGTCCACAAACAGACCGTCTATGCCGAGCTGTTCAAACGGTATCGTCTGGTCTTTGGTTTTGGTTTGCAGATTCTTCAGCTTGTCTTCAAGCCCCTGAATATACTTCTCTATCTGCTTGACGGTTCTGGATTTGCCGCCCCTTGCTTGACGGTTTTCATTATCAGCCGCAAGAACAGCCCTTGCTTCATCAAGCTGTTCCTGAATTGCCGCGCGTTCTGTTTCTTTAGATACAGGGATGAAACCGAACTGAGAATGACCGATAACCGCGATATCGTAATCTCTGGTTGCTAACGCCGAAATCATTGCCGCGCGATTTCCCTTCTGGAAATCTTTCGGTTCCACGCACATGATCTTTGCGTCTGGGTATAATTTGAGTATGTCTCGTTGGAAGTCGGATACTTTGTTGTTCGGCACAACAAACACATTTTTGTGAGTGATTCCGATCCGCTTGCTTTCCATAGCGGTCGCAATCATTTCAAATGTTTTTCCGGTTCCAACACCGTGGGCATAGATTACGTTTCCGCCGAACACGCCACGCGCGATTGCGCTCTTCTGATAATCTCTGAGTTCAATCTTCGGATTAACGCCGTCAAACGACAGCATCTTTCCGAGTTCTTCATAATCCGCCCCGCGCCAACTGTTAAACCGTTCGTTATACAGTTCTCCGAGTTCTGCCTTGCGTTTTTCGGATGCAAAGATCCATGCGGCGAAATTGTCACGAAGCAAACGCTGTCTTTGCTGAATATCTTCGGTTGCTTTTTTGTCCAGTTTTCCTTCTTTGCGAATCTGCATCATCTTCTGGTTCATCGTGCTTTCCAGAAGTTTTTGCACATCCATTCCATACTGCGGACTTGCAGGATAGTACCCCTTCTCAACGATCCACTTCCCGGCAATACGATCATACTTTATGTTTGGATTCGGAGAGTTCAGCACTTCGCGCGCGAAGTCGTTGTAGTATGATTCAGGAATCCATGACGCACCTATGTTCACAGCGATGTTGTCAGTGGAAACATCCTGCGGGACCACTTCGTTGAGCATTTCCACATTCTTTGAGAATCGCGGATCAACTCTTGCGGCTTTTTCGGCTTGTTTCAGTTTCTCGCGAACATTTCCGGACAAATATAGTTCAGCGGGAAGATACTCACCTTCTGGAGTTTCAACCACTCTGTTGCCAAGACTTTCAAGAACCTTATCTTTTGGCAATCCCGTGATCTTGCTCATATAATCAAGATCAACCTTGCCGCGTTCTGAAATCGAAGCCGCAAGAGCGTCTATGGAACTATCAACGTGTTCAATGGTCGGACGCGAGAACGAATCCGTGTTAAAGAATGAAGTCTTTTCCCACGTTCCTTTTTCTTTTCCTTCGGTTTCAAGTGCCGAAACCCACCAATAATCCGGATCAGACTTTAGGATCGGCTTTACTCCGCCATTGCCGCCCTTATTGAGCGGTCCGAATTTCTTCACAAAACCGTCATATGCCGTATTAAGCGTTTTTCTCGCGGCATTGATGTCAGATTTGGAAGCATCCGGGTTGTTTAACTGATTCAAAAAACCGGAGTAAGCGTCTCTGAGTTTCAGAAAATCGCGCACCACATCAGCTTTCTTGCCGCTGACAGGACTTATTTCTCCGCTCGCCTGATCGATGAAATAGATTTTACCGTCCTGCTCTGTGAATCCTACTTGTTTGGAATCGTTCTCAATCTTCACTTCTCCTGCCGTCATGTCTGTGTCAAAGACATTCGCGGGAAGCGTCTTCATTGCTTTGTCCAGAATGTTGTTGTAGTTTTCCCCATACCACGGATCAACCTGAACACGCTCACTTGCATATTGTCCTTTCTTCATGACGAGTTCGCCGAGAATATTGTTCGGATGTCTCACAAAATATTCGTTGACAGGCATCCCATCAATTTCGCCAAGCGAGAAGAAAGTCTCTCTGGACTGCGCAACACCTTCAGGACGTTTGCGGAACACAAGCAAGTCTGTTGTTACTGCCGTCCCTGCATTGGTTTCAAACATTCCGCCCGGAAGACGGAATGCCGCTATCAAATCCGCTTTCTCTGCGATTGCGTTTCTGGCTTGCGCATCGCCCTTGTCGAGTGTTCCGGTTGACGTGATCGCCATCATGATGCCGCCGTCTTTCAGATGGTCGAGCGATTTCACGAAGAAGAAATCATGAAGCGAATACTTCTTTCCCTTGTACGCAAACTTCTGTTCCATGAACGGAACATTTCCGACGATAGCGTCAAACTGACCGTCTTTGAATCGCGCATCTTGGAACGGGGCAATAGTAATGCTTGCTCCCGGATACAGATACTTTGCGATGCGCCCGGTGAGCTTGTCCATTTCTACACCATACAGCGCAGACTTGTTGGACAAAGATTTCGGCATCATACCGAAAAAGTTTCCTGTGCCCATAGACGGCTCAAGAATGTTGCCGCCATCAAGTCCCATGCGTTTCAATCCGTCATAGATTGCGTCAATGACTTCAAGATCCGTATAGTGCGCGTTGGGAGTGGATGCTCTTGCAGACGCATATTCTTCTGGGGTAAGCAGTTCTTGCAGTTGCTTTCTTTGATAATAAGATCCGTAGTTGTGTTCGTCAAAAATGTTTGCAAGTCCGCCCCACCCCTTATATCTTGCCAAAACCTTTTGCTCTTCTTCGGTTGCTTCACGATCTTCCGCTTCAAGAGTTTTCAGTGTTTTAATGGCGTTGATATTGTCGGTGAAATTAGGCTTCGTTGAATCTATATACCGGATGTCTTCATTATCAAAGTGATAATTGTATCGGTTCAGCTTATCTCCATTGATGCCATCATATCGAGTTCCGCTTCGAGATGCTCGTCTGTCATTTCCCTTGCTGTTGTCTGATTCATCAGATTCTGTGTGAACGTCTCCTTCATTGACGGGTTCGGATGTCCGTAGACTTTCTCCGGAGTCTGATTCTCCGTTAACCACTCCAGATTTTTCTCTTCGATCAGAGCGCAGTTTTCCCCGAGACTCGTCAGGACTTCTTTCAGGTTCCCATGCTTCTTCAGCTTCCTGTGCAGTTTGGGATGGTACTCCTTCATCCCTTCTTCCGCTTTCCGCGTCCAGTTCCTGATCGACGGTTCCAGAGCTTCCCGCATTTCCGGTGTCATTTCCAGATTCTCTTGATCCATTGTTTTTGGTCTCCTTGTTATTATCCGGTTTCTCTTCCGGTTCTTTTTCTGGTGCGGCTTGCGTGGTTACGGGGATTTTCGTGGATTCTTCCGTGGTTTTCTGCTTCGGAGTGGGAGCAACGGGTTCGCGCTTCTTGATAGGTTCTGGTTCAGTTTCCGTCGCTTCTTCCGGTCTTTCCACATTGGATTCAAGCAGTTTGTTGTTTCGCGCATACTCCACAACATCTGCAAGGACCTTTTCCCTGTTCTCATTCCACCCTGTTTTATACACAACATGTCTCATTGTGTCTGTGGGATTGTCTTTTTCGGATTCGGTTTTATCTTTCTGAATGGTTCCGGCATAATGGCCGGCACCATCTCCAGACACAATAAAATGATATGGTTCGTAATCCGATTGAAGGAAATTGTAATCTTTCTTTTTGGTTTTTTTTGTTATTGAAAGATCCCTATACAGTTTAGTATATGCGTCTTCTGTTTCTTCTCCTGCGGTTTCTCCCGTTTTATGCTCTGGATCCGTTGATTCGTTTTTCTTTTCGGAGTGTTCAAAAAACTTGTTGTTCCGAGCAACACCGACAAGATCATCTATAACGTCATCGCGGTTGTTCATCCAATGCCCCTGATACAGTCTATCTCGCGCATTGGCTATTGGAACACTGCTTGTTTTATCGTCGGTGTCCAATCTCGCGCTTCCAATATAGTGACCTAAACCATCTCCCATAATCTTGAAGATTATGCCGTCCTGAGTTATAGACTCGCTTACGCGAAGTTTTTTGGCCAGTTCGTCGTATTTGTCTGGTTCTTCTTTTTCAGCCTGTACATCAGTCTTCGTCGTGGTAACTTTCTCCACGTCCGGAGTGACCGTTTCATTCGGGGTGCGCGTCGTTCCGGTTTCTGTCTGCGTTCCGGTTCTCTGACCTTCGCCGCGCACGTTTTCGTCAACGGTGGGTTCGGTCTGGTTCTGGATCGCGGTTTCTCCGGCAGGAACAATGTTCGATTCTCCCGCCACTTCAAACTGCGGCGTTTCGGTACGTTCGCCCGTCTTGACTTCGGGAGTTT